CTATGCGGTAGAGGTGTTCTCCGCCAAACGTCCACAGCTCTGGGTGATCTAGACTCGACTTAAAGAATTTCTCCAAGCTGCTCTGCCCATACAATCTACTAAAGAAGAATAGGTTGTATGTTGGAAGATGTGGTGATATTAATGGCCAGACATTGCTGTAATAATTTACAGTCTCATGCAACGCTGTGCGAACATTATTTACAGACTTGAATGCCCTGAACTTCTTCAGCGTGTATTGTGCTGTATAACATCTCAATACTCCCTCTCCAAAGCTACTGCCATTCATAGTAAAGAATTGCATCGGCTCACCCTTATAGCATAGCACGTTACACATTGTGTATTTTTCAGCTGGACCTATCTTCAGTCCAGAGTATGACTTATCTTCTTGTGCTGTTGCTCTCTGAATGTAACTCCACGTCTCGTTGGGTTCATCAGCAAACACGTGTGTGAAATCGCCACGCTCTACTTCGATAATCATAGATCGCTCTTCATCCAATCAGCATAATTCTTTTGTGGAATAGTTACGCCATCCACCATCCAAAAATGCATTATTTTTCCACTACAAGATTTATAGCAAGGGGCATTTGTTACATCTTCTGGCCTGTCCCATGCCTGCTTGATACCATGGAACAACGGCGTATCGATCGCGTCCTTAATGCCAATACTATCTAGATTTGGCGTGTGGATCTTATCAACAGCTGCCTTGAATGCAGGTTTCGTCTCATATCCTGATCCATACCAGCAGCACGGATGTACACGTCCTCGTGCATCTATGTAAATCTCTTTTCTCTTTTCAGCAGCACAAATAGGCTTATCCAAATTCACCAGCAAATCGCTGACATTAAATTCAGGCGACGTTGTTGGGTATATTTGCTTCATCGTTCCCGTCTTCTGATCTTTGTATGGGAATGGCTTCATTTTATGTTCGAACCGTGAGCTAATCTTAACAGCAAATTTATAGAACCCCATAGTCTTGGCCAGCTCCTCTGCCTCCTCGACCTGATGTTCGTTATGCATGAATGGAATGAATGCCCACACTACCTGCGCGCCAGTAGATATTGCAGCCTTTGCATTCTTCATTACGTTAGAGAAATTGACATCAGCTCTGTATATGTGGTTTGTATCTTCCATTCCGTCGATGTGGAAGATGATGTAGCTGTTCGGTCTGTCTATGTAGAATTTGCCTAACTGCTTCCAGAACGTCGTTGTTCTTATTCCACCATTGGTGTCGAACGTAAGTCCTATATTTGGATTGCATTCGATGATATATTCATGTATGCGTATACAATCCTTAGCCACAGCAGGATCGCCAAAGTTTCCGCAGAATTTAATTTTCTTCAACCCTGCAATAAAGGTAGTATCAAAATATCGCTTGAACTGCTCCAAAGTTATTTCAGCAGGGTTGTCTTCGACCGTAGAATTGTTGGTGCGCGAGCATTGAGGACACCGAGCGTTACATTTATTAGTAAGCTCGACGTGCATCGATTCAATTCCATCACGATAAATATACATACGTTCCTCAACACATTATAATATGAAAAATTGTTATGTCTGCCTGAAGTGGGGCCAGAAGTATTCGGCCGATTACGTCAATAAACTAGCATCGATGATTCGTCGATGGGGCAATCCACATACCCCTATTTATTGCTACACGGATGATCCAACTGGTATCGACCAATCGATTCACATCCTTCCAATTGAACCAGAATATGACTACGAAAAGTGGTGGTTCAAGATACCACTGCTCAATCATCCAACATTAAAGCAGTTCGATACTAAGATTCTATTTGACTTGGATGTGGTTATTCATGGCGACATTGAGCGTTTGTTTGAAAAGGCATCCGACAATCTGACAATCTGCATGGCTTATTGGAAGGACCCATCGATACTCAAAGACATACAAGAGCGCAATACGATGTACAACTCTAGTGTGATGATATGGAAAGATGCATCATACATATACGAATACTTCATCCAAGACCCAGAAAAATACATGGCTGTGTATAAGGGAGTCGACAGGTTTCTTTGGCATGAGGGCATCAAGGTCGACACACTTCCAATGGGAATAGTATACTCATATCGCAAGGGTGCAAATTTGTGTGACCAAGTTCAAGCCAAGTACCGACCAACATATGATGTTTGTTTATTTCATGGCCAAACGAAACAGGTCGATGTAGTGGATGAGTGGGTGGTGAAGCTATGGCAATAAAAATATTGATTATGGGTCTTCCTGGAGCTGGAAAAACTACACTAGCCGCGGCATTGAACGAGCAATTGTGTGACCATAGGTATACTACCACGTGGTTGAATGCTGACATCATACGCAAGCAATATGATGATTGGGATTTCAGCGATGAAGGCCGCATAAGACAGTCGGTCCGTATGCATAACCTAGCTGAGCAAGCAATTACTGATTACGTGATTGCTGACTTTGTGGCAGCGCTGCCAATCCAAAGAGATAATTTCAAGGCCGACTACACAGTATGGGTCGACACAATTGACCAGAGCATACACGAAGATACTAACAAAGCATTCGTTAAGCCGAAGGCAGTCGATTTCCATATCACTGAGAAAAATGCCGTGCATTGGGCTCAGTATATTTTTAACCACATCATGGAGTAAGAACAATGTCAGTACTATCGCTCGGCATACTATATGTACACATTCCAAAGACTGGCGGAAGTAGCGTCGCTCAGTGGATGATTAAGAATACACCAGTAACCGAACACTTTAAGATGAACCATCCGAATATTGGCACGCTTAGAGCGTCATGTGATGGCCGTGTTGATCATGCATTTACAGTAGTGCGTAATCCTTGGGCAAGAGCAGTTAGCTTTTACACATACCACAAAAAACGCTTCGAGACGGGCATATCGACGGTTGACGGCTACACTGATTTTCCTTCATTCGATGACTTCATATTCAACTACATCGATGGAGACCTAAACGACAAATCGTATGCTGTGAATGGACGACAAGTCAATCTAGATTATTGGTTTAGAATGTCAACACCACAAGTAGACTGGATAGACGATTCTGTCGATACGATACTGAGGACTGAAAGCTTGGATAGTGATTTTAAAACTGTCCAAGATATGTTTGGTTGCTATGCTCCATTGGGTATGGTCAGACAGTCATCCACCGACGACTACAAAACATACTATACAACCGATACGAAAAACAAAGTTACAACGTACTACCAAAAAGACATAGACACATTTAAATATACATTTTAATATGACGCCGATGTATGTAATCTGCACTGGACCAAACTATACCCCAGAGCATGTAAGAAGATTTGAGCGACAGCTCAAAGATCACGTCAATATTGATTTCAAAATACACTGCTATACTTCATACGACAGGTCATCATATGATGCGTCGATCGAAGTAATACCTATCGAAAATGATGATGGGAGACGTCAGTGGTATAAGATGGATGTGTTTAGGATGGCACCAAAAGGCGATGTCGTCTTTGTATCAGATATAGACTGGACGTTCGTTGGTGATGTAACTGATATATTCAATCAGGAAGTAAAATCAAACGAGTTGATAGCTCCATATCGCTGGTGGACTCGCTATAAAGGAAAAGGCTTTACCATTAACGGTGGCCTCTATAAGTTCATCGGGGGCGATCATCAATATGTCCCTGATACGTTTTACGATCGTCCGCAATACTGGATGCAGCATTATATTCTCGACCGACGATTGGCGCATCCCCCTGTTAACGGCGAGCAAAATTTCGTAGACGAAACGATTAGAAAGAATACTGGTATATTAAAGTACTTCGAGCCCCGAGATGCAATAGGCAGAATGCCCAGCGATCACCAACATGCCGTTGAATATAATGAATTGTATTTACTGAACTATGGTCACGACTACTTTCATGTAGGTGAATTCAACGATCGCATTAGAATGATTCAGAGTGTTTTGTAAGTAGTGGGGTCTAGCTTATCAGCTGTTTCAAATGCTAGTTTGCGTTCCTTACAGTTGGTGCACGTACCACAATGTGTTGGTATGTTCTTGGCGCACGAACGTGTGAGTGGAATCCACTTCTCATACCCCAACTGGTAATAAAGATCGACGATTTGCGCCTTAGACATATTCAAGAAGGGCATTGATACTAATCCTAGTTCTGCGACCTTATCCAACACTGCTTTCTTGTGTTCTGGATCTGCTAGTCTCCCATATACAACCTCATTGATACCAAGATACAGCACGTCGATGTCCGGTACTAGCTTGATTGCAGTATGATATGTGTCTTCTCGTAGTCTGTTAACGTATACGGAATTTGTCGGCGACTCAATGATAAAGTGGTTATCGAAATCCATTTCATCCGCCATCTGCTGAGCATAGTAGTGATAGTGCTTTACGCCATCGATGAATGGATCATCAAACGGTGTCTTTTGTGTAAATGCATACACATTGTCCTTGCCATATTTGTCAATGCACAACAGTAGCAATAGAGTCGACTCTAAACCACTTGACCAGAATACTCCGACCTTTTTAGCGTCAATTAGATTGACCATTGTATGGGTCCTTACCAAATATTTCCCTTATACCGTTCGGATCGATGCCTAATTCATCTGCCATGTCTGTCCATAGCATGGGATGAATAATGTAAGCCCAGTTTAATCTATTGCAATTAGTATGGGCTGCGTGCCATAACGGAGCTCCCTCTACGACATCATAGTATCCTACTTTACAGCTCCATCCCTTCTTATCGGGCATGATTACTAGCTCGCCAGTTTGAGGATGTATGTACCTAAAATCACCTTCGCCGGTTTCGCTATACGTAAACAAGATATTATAACCAGGTGCATTTGCGTTGTTATGCCATCCGATATATCCACCAGGAGGGTAGTACATCTTCAAAGCATTACTACGGCTACCAGTAAAACTCATCAGTGCTTTGTCAAGCTGCTGCACACGATTGAGGTATATGTTTGTATCATACACACCAACATCTTTGAAATCTGCACCATAACATTCTTCTGGATACCCAACATTGTCTGGCCTTGCCTTCATCAACTCAAGATACTCATTGCTAACAGCATACTGAGTATCTAAGTTCTTTGGCTTTGGAGTTATTGTGTCTTGTAGTGACTGGCTAAAGAACCAATCGCTAAAGTCATACAGCTGATCAGATAATTGTTTGGGAAGCTTGTTAGCGAATATCATAATTTAATAGTGTAGTGCTCAATAATCGGAGGTTTGCCGTTCAGTTCCTCTTTATGATACCCAGTTACGAAATTCCATCGAGCATCTTCTTCGAAGAATCCTAGCTTCAGTCCATGGTCTGTATGCTTGATAAGATAGAATAGGTAGAACTGATCCCACTCTTTCATTCTTGCTGGATATTCAGGATACGTCGCTGCAAATACATCCTGATATCTTGTGGTCGACCATAGTATCCACCACTGCTCCATAAACTTTATCGTCGAAGGCTTATTGTTATATACGAATACTCCGCCATGCCGAATGTATTCTGGATCTTCAATGAAGCCTTTTCGGTTGGAGTTATATGGACGGATCTTAGTGAATATCAGATCATCGTCTTTTAGTTGGTCAAATATGTTAGCTATCTCTGGAGACACGACCACAGTGTCTGCATCAAGATAAGCCGTAATCGTATATGGTGTCCTACTCAAGGCCCACAACTTAGCTCTACGGTCATTAGGAACGCCGTCTGTAACAACATCAGTAAACGCATCGAGATCTGCACCATCTAGCAACTCTGCTGGCGCATATAGAGTTATATTAGCTGCAGGGAAATGCTCGCGTATGGACTCTGCTAGAATGACAGCAGACAGTACATACTTCTTGTGTACAGACGCTATTACTACAAAGCCATTACTCGGCTGCTGGCTCTTCATCTGCAGGCTCACCACTCATCATTATCAATGCTGCAACAATAGCAACAACTTCAACGGTCGTAGTTGCTTTGCGAATTTTTGCCTTCCATGCCTTGGACGCTGCTTGTACAAGTGGGTGCTCGAATGCTTCGATCTTGGCGTTAAAGAGAACATTAGCACGCTTTTGCTCTGCTCTATCTGAACTTTGAGCGACATTCTTCTCACGTGCGACTGCCTGTTCGGCACGGACGTTCTCTGTATTAGTTTCCGTATCTTCGTGCGAGCTGTGTTGTAGGAACACTTGGTAGTCTTCGTTGGATTCGTCTACAGGAAACGATACGACATTGGAGCTCCCATCATCATACACGAAGCGAGCCATGATGCGATCTTTTGTCGAGACGTCCTGCCAAATTGGATTTTCAATTGCTTGTATTGTTTTCATTTATTAACTCCTGCGGACCCATAATGCAACGGAACCGACTGTCTCTGTTGTATTTCCTACTGTCAGGCCTGTGTAGTAACCTGTATAGTTGCCTGTATAATACCCAGTATAATAACCAGTGTAGTAGCCAGTATAATCATTGTGCGAGCTACCATACCATGTACTGTATGTGCCAGAATACGTACCAGCATATGTACCGGTGTAGGATCCGGTATACGTGCCAGTATATGCGACGTTGCCTGCTGTTTGTTGAGTGTCGGTGTACGAACCGCCCATCTGAGCCCAGCTGCCGTAGCTAGGAGCTGTTGCTTGTATAGCGTATGTACCTCGCCCAGTGCTAATTATACGGTTACGCAGACGTTGAACCAACAGTTTGATTGTTGTTTGATCAATTTCGCGGAGTGAGCTGCTACTATTCCACTTGATTGGGTAAAGTGTAGTTGGCGTAGCCAAGTTCGTCAGCTGCCACACATACGTCGTTCCTACATTGGAACCAGTGTATGCATAGTCGTTGATACTGAACACTTGCGTCCACGTGGCTCCAGCTACATGGCTCGGAGTAGTGGAGCTGATGTAGTAAGAACCAAGTCCACCATTGGTCATTGTTGTGATCGCCGGATCGATAATATACGTGTTGATATCATCATCAGACATTTCCTGCAAAGCAGACAAAGTTGTTGACCATCCAATAGGACGCGTGAACGTCTCGCTTATCGTTCCGGTTAATTGTGCAACGGTAATTGTCGATGATGACAAATATCCGGCGGTACCATCATGTGTGCCTGGAGCCGATGTGCGGTACACATCAACAAAGCTACCTATATTACTAGCGCCGCCTTGAGGGCTTACCAGGCTTCCAGTGCTGCTACTAGAAGCAAACTCCTTGAGCACATGAAAGCTAATAGCATTGTATATGTCGGCGTTGGACATCTCCTTCAAGGAAATGCTACCCGCATCATATGCATCAATCTTTAACGGTCTACCCATATATCACCAATTACATTGAAAATAGCTGAGTGCCATTTACATCATATACTTTTAAAATAGTACGACCATCATAGGTCGATTTGAATGCAGCAACGTTTACACCATCAATACCAGTATTGCCTACAGTAGTAATGCCACTGGCAGTGATGTATCCATTTACTTGAAGGTTAGCTGTCGCTATGACGAACTTAGTGCCGTCATATTGCATATATCGTGTTGCGGTGTTGCCGAAGTACAATATACCTTGAGTATTGTTTGCTGCGTTATATAATGTAACGTTAGCTGTAGCAACAACGTTACCATTTAATGTTGTTGTCGTGCCAACATACAACGCTTGAGAAACGTTAGCGCTTCCTGACACAGTTAATGCAGCATCAGCCGTTGCAGTGTTGATACCAACGCGGCCTGTAGATACGACTGTAAGCGACGTGCCTTTGACATATAGATTGGAAGCGACGTTAGCAGTCGTTCCGTTGATTGTCAGGGTAGTAGTATTAGCAAGAGTAGCAGTTGCTTGTAGGTTAAGGTATGTGGTTGCAGCGCTTAGGTTGGCACCAGTAAAATGTGCGTTCGATGAAATGATGAGGTTGGCGGACGAAGTAACACCACCGCCTCTCAACTCTCCAACTGCAACCATCGTCTGAGCTGCAAAGATGCCATTAACGAAGGCGTTTGCGCTATTCTGTCCACCAACTGAGTTAGCTGCTGTCGTAAGGACAACAGTAGACATAGCATCAGCGATCTGATTCGTTTTATCTACCCAAGACTGAAACGTGTCAGATGTTGGGTTTACGTTAGCTATTAGTAGAGGCATGTTTAATCAATTGTCCTAATAATTGTTTTATTTCGCTGATGTCATTCTTCAAATCGCTGACTTCATCAGCGAGAGCGTCGATCGTGCGTGACTTATCTCGCTGTTGTTTGTAGAGCATGTACGCGGTAGTATTTGTATTTATTACCGCGTGACTCTCTGTATCACGCGCAAAGTTAGTATCGGTAGTTTGTAATATCATACCGATACTGCGAGTGCACGAACGTCATTGACTGTTGGTACCAAGTATGAGTATGGAGATCTCAATACAATCTTGATAGCCAAATACTTATACGTATCATATGCCGCACCAGTTAGACCGTGGTAGCGTACAATGTAGCTATTACGGCAGTATTTAAACGCAGCTTTCGGCTGAGTGACTTTCTCAATTGTACAGCCAGTCGATGTGAATGAAACATCTGTCGTTGTTGTGATTGTGCTGCTGTTAGCAGAAGCTACGCGCAGCATATCATAGTCAGTCAGTGTATTTGATTTGACGACCTTGATGAAATCGCCAGCAGCCAAGTACGTATCGAACGCTGTACCAATACCCGTGATTGTGGTGTTAGTGTATGTTTGAGCTACACCACTTAGTTGCAACGAAGGTGCAGTTTGTGGGAATGTGTACTCATACTCACGATAGTCTTGATCATTCAACGAATCACTGTACATATATGGAGATGTTGATTGCTCAAGCAATGTCCAATCCTTATCCTCGAACAGTTCGCCATCGCTGAAGTTCAACACCTTAGCATAAACGTCGATGTTGGTACCTGTTGGCTTGTATGCTGTCAAGAACACTTTAACGTCTTCCGCATCCATACCTTCTGTCAGCGCAAGACGCTTAGAGATATACTTGCTCAATGCGCTACCATAACGTGTTGTTTCGTTTGTGGTAGAGTCGTTGATCAAGTTGCGTGTAGTGATTACGCTGATAGGGTTGACGTCGAGTACGGGAGATGTGTCTGTTGAAGACGTGCTGTAGCTCATCGATACAGAGAATGACTTATTGACAACAGAACCAACGATCTCGTTACTACGACTCTTAATCATAGCGCTATCATTGAACGTCAATTTGTTCAACATTCCAAGTTCATACAACTTCGTATCAGTAGCACCTGTATTTTGCAGTGTGAATGTCGACGTCAACGACAACGATGTTCCAGGAGTCACGATCGTGCTGAAGAATGGTTTGAAGAAGTTGACACTAATGTTATTGATACCAGTAACTTCAGCCGTAGCTTGTGTAGTATCGCCAACAATCGTTCCACGATATGTGCTATTCGAAGTAAAGAACTTGAATGTGTCGTTTGCGGACGAGGAGTTGTTGATGTAGATGATGTTGTTGCCATAATCGTATGTGTCAACAGTACCTGCTACGACTTTTTGGATCGTAGCTTGAACAGTAGCAGACGTGGTAGTCGATGCAGACTTGTTCAATGTGATTGTAGACGAGTTAGCAGCCAATACCTTTGCTACCTGGAATACAGGAGAGATACGGTATTGCTGTGTGCTTGTCGTGTTGCCGACGATCGGAGCATCGATAATCATCATCGAGCTGTTTGTAACAGATACAACTTGACGGATTTCACCGTTTGCCGAGCTACCGAGCTTGATGAAGCTGCCGTTGCTGTAATCTGTATTGAACGATGTTGTTTGGCCAGCAGCGTTCGTTACGATTGTCGAGCTGACAGTAACATTACCAGTACTTACTGTTTGGTTATTACCATAGATGATCAATACGTTATCGCCAGCAGCAAGCGACGATGTCATGTTGGTGCTAGTACCAATCACGTTAGTCGCCGTTGATGTCATAAGCGTTGTATTCAGATAGTTGCTTGGGTGGAGCTGAGCAATAGCTTCGCCACCACGAACAGTACCAGATGCAGCATTGATTGATAAGAATTCATAGTCGCCGTTGTTGAGAACAGCAGTACCATTAGTGCTTTGGAATACAGCACGTTTGATAGTGAACTTCAAATCCTCGTCTTGAACAGGTGTCCATACAGAACCAGACGTCGAATAGAACAGAGTTCCAAGACCCCAGTTTTGGTTGACTGTCAAGCTAGGATTTGTCAAGTCTTTGTAACCAACGCGAGCAGTGTAGATGCGGTATTCTGGTGTGTTAGCATCAGGATACAATACGATAGCGTAATCGCTATTTGCTCTTAGGTATACTGGAGTTACAAATTCAAACGTTGTAGCAGCCGTTGCGTTGTTACTGACTGATACTTGACTGCTTGTCTTGTATACACGTGAGAACGGAACAATAACAGATGCCGGAACACCATTCACTGTTTCACGGAGCTCTAGTGTAACACCTTGTGAAACATCTTTTGCCTTGAAGAACACATCAACGCTTGTAACAAAAATGCCATCAGTTTGATCGCCAGTCGACTGCACCTTGAATGTCTGTGCTAGTGGGTCTGGGTTAGGTAACTGAACATGGAAATCAGTATGATCGTTGCGATAGTATGTTGCAGACAAGTAGTTTGTTGCAGAGAAACCGCTTCCGCCAGCCACGTCGATAGTCTTAGTAGAGATCGATAGATTTGTTCTGTTTCCAGAGAATGCATATGCAGTAAACTTACCGAGGCCACGCGACGTTGCAGTAGCTTCTGATACGACATTATCAACGTCCATCAATACAACAGAGCGCTCACCGACGAAGTATGTCGACTTTGGAAGGTCGATATAGCCAGCAATCACGCCAGAACTATTAGCCACTAACGGAGAACCGATTGTTCCTGTTGCGACGAATGATGTTGGTAGCAATTGTGATAATGTCAGATCAACTTGAGCAGGAGCTGCTCTGTCGGAGATCTGCACGCCATCAAAGTATACCCAGTGACGTGCGCCTGGACGTAGGCCGGTGCTCACGAAATGGATGCGTTGATCACGAATGTATTGTTGCAGCTCCAAACTATTCAAGATATCAACTGTCGTTGCGTTTGAAGTTGTAACGCCACCAGACAATGTTACCTTAGTATCATTGAGAGCAGTGTTGACGTCTTGTCTCCATGTTTGAGTCAATCCAGATTGGCTGATCAAATATGAACTTCCAGCATTAACAGAGCCGAGTACGTTGGTGTTAACTTTCAATTGTGAAAGAGCTGCAGACGTAGCTTGTGCAAGGCTGTTCAGCGGAGAAGCCAAGTCGATGACGACAGATACGGACGTATTTGCAATATCGTAGTAGCTGTCAAATGAAGGAACTGTTGTCAAGTTACCAACATATCTCCAATACTGGTCAACGAGCGTACGCTCCTTGGTAGCAGTAGGCTGACTCAACATGATCGTCGTATTGCTGTAATTGAGCAATACGTGGTCGCCGTGTCTGCTGACATTCGAGCTTGCTGCTTCGTTGAATTGAAGGTCGACGCGAGCATCTGAGAAGTATGGACGTGCAATGCCACTAACTGTATCAATCAAGATCTTGTACTCAGGATCTTGAAGGTTAGATACGTTATAATCAGTCATTGGATCTACAAAGAACCCGTTCTTGAAGCGCTCAATCGAAGAGTTTGCTTCACCTGGCAGCACCATTTGCTTGGTGCTGGTTTCCAATGTGTTCAATAGAGTATAGTATTCCAAACGGCTGATACGTCCTTCGATGTCGGAAATATCCTTCATCGTGTATCTACGGTTTTGTTGTGGAAGCACATATACGCCAAGGTCTGGGCGGCCACTATCGGCAGCGTCTTTGGCAGATAGACTTGGATATGGTGGTACGTTGACAACACCGATCGTCATACATCCTTCTGGTTCCACTGGAACAGATGGAGAGTTGGACGGAGTACCTTCAACGATACGGATAGAACCAACCTTGTCGATGATAATTCTGTCACGGCGGGCAAGATATGATGTTACCGAGCCAGTGAACGATCTTGTTGGTGAAGGGAACTTCTTATCTGTAGCAGCGAACGTCACCGTGCTGCTTGGATCGATTGTTGCAGTAGCAGCATCGGTGGCCATAACAGCTGTGTTTGAACAGATAGGACGGAAGTCAATCACGTTACGAAGATCGTATGCCTTACCAGTCTTTGGTGATACAAACACAGGGATGTCCTGAGTTCTGATCTTGTTGCTTGGCAATGGGTTGGTTGTGTCGTCGATCGAACCACTATATGATTCTGTAGAGATGTATGTACCAACGCCGTGCGTCATCGCCTTAACGACGACCAACAGGTTCTTGTTCGTCAGCGAAATAGAAGCACCTGGGCGAATCTTCAATGTAGATAGGCCGTAGAAGTTGTCTGTCTGTCCACTGTCGATTACAAAACTGTCACGGTAGTTTGTCGTAGATGTGTTAGCGTATGATGTGCCTGTGCCAACATATACGCCGACCAAATCTACTACGTCAGGAATACCTAAGCTCCATGGACCACGTGTTGATGTAGTAGTCGCTGTATTAGAAATCTTTACATAATATGTGTTAGCTGTCTTAACACGAACAGCAGGAGAGTCGAACTCGGCATCGTGGTAGACTGTAGCGCCAGCAGTCGCCGTAATTGGGTGACCCAAAGAGACTGTAATCGCACTACGTGTAGAATCAGTAGCGATTGTACGACCGGTTGGTGCAAAATCGATAGGCACGTTAGCTGGATATGTGGTGTGGTGAGCGTTGCCTGTCCACGAAGCACCCCAGTTTGTAGACACCTGTATCGATGTGTTGGAGATGATGCGCGTAATCAGTGCAGTGTTGCCAGATACGCTGGTATTACCGACTTTGATATATTGACCAACAGTATATTCTGTAGTAAACAACGTACCAGTGCCCGTCACAGTGTTAGCGCCAGACGTGACTGTAACAGTACCACTATTATTCGATGACTTAGTCATCGCGCTGCTTGGGATAACGATGAAATCGCGCTCTTGAATAGTATTCAGCGTAGAGCTAGCTTCGTATGGGAACTGAACGCCACTACCCAACGAGATACTCAAGTCACCAGACAACGTAAACGAACCTGTGTTGTTCGATGTACGATCGATTACAACTTCGTTGTCGAGCTGTTGGACGGCAAATGTACCAGTTTCAAATATCAAACGATCAAAATCGGCATCATATTGCACTGCATAGCCGAGTGCCGAATCCCAAATAATGTCTGCAACACCTGTGCTGTTATACAATACAGTACGTACATCTTTGAAGGCATATCCTGGCGACATTTGTACGTCGAACAGGTACATACGATATGTACACTCTGCAGATCCTGGGGTTCCAGAATCGTATGCCAATGAACGCACACGAGCTGTGCCGATTTGGACGCCTCCAGACGGTGCTCCAATGCCATTGCCAGCGCTGATTGCGAGACGGCCGAGTGGGGCAGATGGGTCATTGTACAGAGTGACGGTAGATGCATTCTTTACATCAAAGTTGCCCATCAGTTCTTTCACCAACACATAGCCGCCATAGTTGGTAGCGATGGTTTGTGTTGTATCTGTTGCTGTATCTGTAGCCTTGCGGATAGGGTAGCGTGTGTTGTTCATAATCTCAACACGACCGCCTTCAACGTAGCCAACACCAGCACCAACAACCATACTTAGATGAGTTGTGTTGCTTGCGATTGATTCAGAATACAATGTAAATGGGTTAACGACGTAGTTACCTGACTCTTCATATGTACGACGAGCCAACTCTTTGTTGATCGAGTTGTATTGTGTAAATGTGCGGTCCTTTATGACGCGACCATCTTGGTATTCATATAACGTCAAGAATTCGTTATTGCTTGCCGCATTAGCTACAGACAATGCGACTAGGTTAGCTGTCAACTTGAGACGGTCTGCGCCTGGAGCTGTATAGTTAGTGGTGCCACCAGCATTGTCAAGCAATGTTTGATCAGAGTTGCTGTTAACAACAGCTTCGCTAGTAACGAAACCAACTGCAACGTTATTAGGTGTCGTATCATATTTCGAAAGAATCGTTTCATGTGCAGCGACGCGGATGAAGTGACCTTTTTGGTATATAACACCATCGGACGTCTTGATAGCAGTACCGCGGCCAACTGGTGCAGTATATACGCTATTAGCAACCTGCACTTGAGCAAGGTAGTTGACCACGTTCAATACAGCGCCAGCACCATTCGTAGACGTGATGGTGATGTCTGGAATCGTAGTGTAGCCGATTCCTCGCTCAACGACATTCACACTACGGATTGTACCGTTAGCATACGTGATAATTTGAGCACTTGCACCGGATCCAGTATTGCTTACGAACCCAACAACGTCGCTGTTAGAGTACAACGTACCGCCATCAACAACGCTGATAGATTCGACGCGATAATCGCGGTGGTAGGAAGTGAGAACGGAGTTGTTGCTATATGTCTTTTCGCCATTGATACCAGTGTTCAAGTACTTCAAGTACAATGTGTTCAAGTCTGGATCGAGCTGCTGGCCGCCTTGTGCATAGTTGACGGTCAGTGCATGCAGATTACTTGTCGATTCGACGACGTAGGTATTGACGAGCGCCGAGATTGAATAGTTATCACCACTCGGTTGCAAATCGAACAACTTTACATAGTGATACTCAGAATCAGTGATCAAGGAACATCCCTTGATGATAGTGCCTGTTTGATATATGTTATCACCAAAGCGCTCGATCTGGTTTTGCAAGATTGTTTGCAGTTGAGTCAACTCGCGCGCTTGTACAGCCACCGATGGCTTAAACAATACTCTATGATAGTTGCTTTCTTCGTTGTAGTCGTCGAAGTAAGGCGATTGTCTTAGAGTTGTCGACTGTTTGTCTAATGGCATTTAGCTTTTCCTTAGAATTCTATAATAGCTTTGATTGATTCTGTTTGACCTGATGCTTTATTTATCGGCGAAAAATTCTCCATGTACATAATATCGCCGGATCCGTAAATAATATCTGCAGGTATCACACTATCAATCGGTGCTGATGAGCCAGTTACTGGGCTCGAAATGTCTGTTCCTATATTACCTTGCAATTGTGTCAGCCATACTTGTGATGTGTTTGCAAAGTATACAATTGCGTTCGATGTTGCTGTATTGCCAGTCAATGTTACTGTTTCATTCGCAACGAATGAACCTGAAAGTGATGAGATGTTCAATTTTGTAAGTTGGCATGCATAGCTGACGTTAGCAACTAAGTTTGCGCTTCCGTTATTGCGGACTGCCAAAACTTCAGCTGTTGTAGTAGAGCTGCCACCGACAATGTAATTCACACTAGAGTTACCAGTACGGAAATGGCGGGTTACGTTGGTAAGAGTCAATGTGTTGGCAGATAGCGTTACGACCTTACCGGTAGCATTCGTTGTCGGTTGAGTTATTGTCTCACCGACAATAAACGACCCAGTTGCACTAGTATACGACAATTGGATGTTGGCCATCATCGGGTTGGACAAAATACCAATCGAACGGAATTCATTTGTATCCAACACTTTGTTATTGGCTTCAATGTCAGCGCTATTGAATGTCGTGGTGATACACAAATATCTACCGCCGAGCTCATTAACAGGGTCATACCCATGGCCGCCTTTCGGGCCAATGATCGCTTCTGCTGTAGCGGTATTACTTACGCCGCCTGTGTTACCGGAGAAGTATAAAGATGCTGTTGTGTAACCGCTTCCGCGTTTCGTAATCTCGATTTTGTATACCGAATTAGATGCTGCTGAATTTACTAGGGCACGAGCTTGGAAGTCGCTGCCATTTCCGACGACGATTACGTTTGGAGTAATTTCATACGTCGATGACGTTGATGGTGTCAGATCAAATGGCTGATCGAGGACGACCGTACGTGTAGCTCCCGATACAGTATAACCAGTGACAGTTCTTTGCTGGCCAGCACCAGTGCCGGTTGTAATTTTAATTGCTGATCCGTTGTAGAAGTTGGCATTCGATGAAGCAGACGACTCAATTACATACACCAACGCATTACCGCCGACAGATGTAGCTTGAATTGTACCGCTTGTAAATGCATCGTAGTTTGAACCACCATACGTCACTTGTGCATAGTCGATGGCGCCGGATACTGCATTGCCGACGACTGCTGCATTTGCAAATACTGGAATAAAGTCGTCAGAAGCGAATTTTGCAAACGTAGCATTTGGAATAGTGTACATATACTTCCATTGATATCCATCAGAAGTTTCGTAAATATCATCAGCAGGTGATGTAGATGTAGCATCGGGAGCGACAGTCGACACTGTGCTGTTGTTACTCAAACACTTAAATACATCATGTCCACTTCCTGAGTCTACAGATACGTAGAATGTATTACCATACAAACTACCTGAATCGTGCCTATACGCTTTATATCCAACGCCCGATTGCCAGTCGTTTCGTGGAATCATAGGCGACATATCAGTCGTTGCAATCGATTTCGCAACGATCATAGAATCATATGCACCTGTGTACATTTCCGACACCCGATCGAGAGGCTCAGGAGGATTTTGGTCGTCAGCAAATGGCTGCGACTTACCAAGGAACATATAAAAGATCGGATTAGATGTGATGATTCTGCCAACCATCGCAGTTCTAAATTTAGTGGTGAATATTTTTGCCATGTTATATAAACAAAATGTTTGTGCTGCTGATTGTACCAGTAGCTGATGAGTTGGCTCCTACGACGCTACCAGAAGCAGTAAACTGACCTTCTACGTCGACGAGCTGTAGGGTATTTAGTGCACCATTAAACGATTTGACTCGCCCTGTAGCTTGTCCCGCTTGACTGACTATCTCGTTAGCAACGTACGTGCCTGTTACGCCTGTCAACGTCAATGTATTGATTCTGCTATACGTTGCGTTTGCTGCAGCTACAGGTTTACTCGATAGTGTAATGCCAACGAACTTATTGAACATCTTAGTGCCGACGACGTGAGTAAGGCTCTTAACGACACTTTCATACTTTTCACGGCTAAGTCCAGTTTGAATCTCATATGAGTATTCTTGATAATATTCATTATCTTGAATTCTTTTTGTACTATCGAGTGTGCCTCTATCGCCTCTCCAATATCCTTGCGATGAACCATGCGTTTCTACTCTAGCAACACCAGCAGCCATGATCTGGTTACCAGGAGCGGAGATATCAACAGTTTCACCTTCCTCATAGAGGAAGCCAGAGTCGAGGACTTCGAGTGTGTTAATACGGCCGTCAGAAATGCCTGCTTCAGCATCTACGTTAACGTTGTTGCCAATCACGCCTGACGATGAGTCTTCCTGAATAGTAACGACGTTAGCAGTTGCGCCGGATTCAGCACCATAGATCATCGTCCCACGCACAAAGTCCTTAAACGTCGTCCGTTGCACGTCTACCTGATTATTCGAAGTGCCTACAACTATACCTGTTGTTATGATATTGGTATTTGTAATGCCAACCGACGTTACGTTAGCAGTTGCGCCGGAAACTAGACCAACGATTGTGTTGGATGAATCGAATGTGTTTGCTGTATTTGCGACGAATACACGAATCGTTCCAGCATTGCCTATTACAGACGTTGTGTACAAATCGCCAAAGATTGTGTGACCATCGGCACGCACTTGCTTGATAGTTTCACGAACAGAAAAGTCGAACGTCCCACTTACATTACTAACAGCGACGTTAGCGAGTGGTGTGCTGATACTTTGTGTTACTTGCTCGCCGATTGCGAAAATACCAACCTTATCAACGACACCTAGTGTCAATCGACTTCTCTTACCATAAGACGCAACAATCTGTTCGATTTCAACGACGAACGGCTTGGCGGTGTTATCGAAACCTGGGTTACGTTCAGTCAACGTCAGTACAGATCCGATTGTATATGCATTCTTACTGAAAGCAGATGCAAGTACAGATGATAAGTTGGCAGACGTATTAGCAGCAAACCCATATGTACTTGAATTTAATGGTAACGACAAGAATGTTGTATTAGGAGCTGCGTTTGCGCTCAGTAAGTCTGAGCCCAAGTATACAACTTCTGTATTTCCGATAGCACCGATCTTAAATTGGCCTGGATATCCACTCGATGTTACAGTAACATCGGCAACGGCGCCGTTGTATGGCGAGTACACTCTTGCATAAGATCCACCCTTGAAATCATTGGTGATTTGGAATACACCTACGGCACCTGTATTCGATCCTACGACGTTGGCTGATGCGGATATATCAACAGATCCTGTTTTAGAAGCACCATTATTAGTTTCGCCAATCACAAGTTTTGTGATATTTGTATTAGAGAAGTTGGTGTTATTGAAAGATCTCGTTGTTACCGATACGACGTTAGCAATTGCACCAGAGCTACTTCCTAGTATCAACTGGCCTGATGTAAAGGGACCATAACGATGGTCGATTACAACATACGATGAGTTTGCTTGGATGATGGTTCCAACTGCTGCATTACCGCTGCTATTGGATTGGTATACATCTTCGCCAATTACAAACGACCCTGTAACAGTATTTGCAAACTGCACGCTATCGATGTTTGCCGTGGACGTGGTGTGTGGTGAAATTAACAGTGTACCAGAACCAGCTGCCTGTGATACAGACAACACAAATCCGGTTGCGAGCACATTCGATGTTGTGTTTGTTGTTCCGTAAATCAGATCACCCGCAGCAAAGGTGGTATTTGCTGTGCTAAATGATACGTTCGTTAATGGTTGAACGATAGTAGTAAATTCCGGAAAGCCAGTAACAAATGAATTACTGCTAGAGAAGGACGTCAATGATAGTACGTTCGCTGATACGTACACCTTTTGGCTCGTCCCATAGATGTTAGCATTAAGCGTATATCCATACCCGCCATCAATAAGACGATAGTTAACTTCGCCCGTTCTGTTGCCAACAGACGTAACACGAGCCTTTCCGCGATGCCCACGGCGACTAGAAATAATATCGACAGTCTCTCCTTCGACGAACCCGCTACCAGACGATGTAATATTGACACGTGTGAGCGATCCGACTACTTGCGGAGCATCCTTAATGATGCCGTCTATAGAAACATACTCACCATAGAGGAACGATTGACCCGTATCTTGGTTGGGTTGCACGTTCGAGAGGTATGCCACGTCTACGATTTTGCCGTCGTATGTTTTGCGATCGACGCGCTCGACGAACGCCTTTGCGCCAGACAAGTTTCCTCTAATATCATGGCCCACAAACTGGACTGCTTTATCGCTTACAGAAAGCTCAATGTACTTTGGAACGATCCATACACCATCCGACGTTCTTAGGATATCATCCCCAGGATAGTATACGTCGACGTTCTCATTGAACAGCATGCGAAACACCAGCTCCAGCGATTCAATCGTACCTTTTGTCTGGTATAGGTCGTGTGAGTGTTTGATTAAATTGCGCTGCTCGCCGATGGTTACATTTCTCGCTCCAGCCAAATACTTGTCGGCGAAATGAGGAATGAATTCATCCAACGTGCTATCAATATCTCTATACTGTAGCAGGTTGCGAGAGTGAAAGAGTGGATTGCCTGTTTGCTCAAGCCACTCATAATACGCTTTGACGAAAGCTACAAAATGAGGCCCTTCTTCCCTATAGAAAGAAGGAAATTGTGACTCAATGAGAGGAGATATTTTATCGTGTAGTAATATATTCATTAGCCGCGCTCGCCGATAACTGTAACGTAGATGTCATCATCTTTGATTCTGATGATGTCGTTCTGAGTAGCTGCAATATCCTTGCTGTCTGTAACAGCACGAAGGCGGATAGCGCTTCCTTCATATGCTGTAATATTCAAACCAGCATCAAATACAACTGTTCCTGTTGTATAGTCTACAGTTCCTACATTGACTACTACAGCATGGTCTGCGCCTTCGTCAGCAACTGTAACAATTCTGATGACACCAAAACCATCATCTTCTACTTTACATTGAGCGCCACCATATGTAAAGAACGTCGATGTTATAGAGTGATTATCAACATACGGATGGATATAAGCGCTATTGAGAATCTTCAGCGGGTTGCGGAAGTGTACGGTGAATGGCTCTGTTGAATTGAGAGCAGGATTCAACTCCTTGTATGCGACAACTTCTGTACTATTGCCAATTATGCTGGTAGTCGTGTCATCGATTGCCTTGACGAGCTTAGAGTAGCGACATACAGTACCAAAATCGTTTAAGTTCTGCTCATTAAAGATACGAACCTTTGTAGCGATGGCCGAAATCAGCTCAGCTTCAGAAGAAGTTGTCGTATCGATGTCATATGTTACCGATGTATACACCTCGACGTTTAAGAACTCTGGATCAATGAAGATTGGGTCGATAGTAAGCGGACATCTTGTCTTCAAGAATTTTCTATATTCTTCCTTTTTGGAATCAGACACGCCATCAGACCCAGCGATGTCTGTAGAGATCATAACCTTGCCATAGCGTGGAGGATCAGCTTCTTCGCCACCGAAAACATAGATCGATGTAATCTCTGGATAGTTCAATTGAAGAAGTGTACGGTAGTCTGATGCTGTTACTGCGCGCTCTTGTGTTTGGAAGAAACGAGGAGCATTCTTACGGATCAATTGTGTTGTCTCGTGGACGGCCCCGCCAATTGCATCCTGGACGGTAGTAACGCGGACATTTGTGTGGCCATCGATGGCATCATCGCTAGCAAATACGCTACATCCATTAGGTAGCTCACCATTACCCACCTGATATACAGCTGAAATGACAGCACCATGCTTTGGCAAGCGGCCTTGCGTACCGTTACCGAACACCAACTCATACAAATCATTCTCTGCCGCTTGTACGAAGAATACTTGAGAGTTTCCGTCAATACCTAGGAACGATGAAGCCTGTTGGTAAGTGAGTGTAGTACTGCTGTTATCTTCAGTGACATACACGCGCAGACTTGTTGTGTCGATTGTAGGGTTGGATAGAATGAAGCGTTGGCTTTCTGAAGCTGCATTGAAAACAAACGTGTCAGTTACTAACGAACCTTCATAGATTGCAACGTTGCTGGCTGTAAACACACCATTTGAAGAACTCGTAACCAGCAAATTATCTGGCATCGTGAATGTGTAAGTGTTTGCACCAACCTTACTTGTAAACGATGTCCCACGTGGAATTGTAACTGTAGTAATTCCATTTGGGTTTGTCGGCGCGATAGCAATATCGATGATCGCTTTTGCTGAACGGAATGAGCGTGGAACGTAGTTCAGTTCCTTGGCATGTGATATTACACTAGCTCTGAGTTGAGCTGTATCCAAGAACATCTCACTTGCTACCATGTTAAGATAGAAAGAGTTAATGTATGTGTTATACGCCATCACATCAAGCAGGACATTAAGGTTCGAACCCTCGAGGTTGAAGTCCTTGAACGCAGTTTGCGAACTGAGGTATGACTTGAATGAAGACTTTAGCGTATCAAAGTCGAGGTTGACTAGATTAATTGAACCGTTGGCCATTATCGTACTCTATTAAGAAGGAGGTTGAGTGCTACAGGCGTTGATGTGTTAACGAGACTGAACACTAAGTTGACTTGTATTTGATGCTCATCAGCAGTTGTAGTAACACGCAACGATATTACGTTCGCGCGAGGCTCAAACTTGCTGATGCATGTAAGGATTCTGTGTCTCAGCATAGAAAGTGTGTCTTCAGTTGCTGGTTCGAATAATAGATGCTTAATATTAGCACCCAAATATGGTTGGTGGAAGCGTTCGTGATAGTCCGTCAAAAGCAGGTTGACAATCGAGCGCTTAACAGCATTCTCATTAGTCACGCGGACGATGTCACGTTTACCGGGATGCAGCTGGAGGTCGACGCCAAAGTCGCTAAACAACTCCGTCTTAACATCTGTAGATGTAAATTTATCTGCTATCGAAATATTTGCCATGTTAGCCTATGAATACTTTTGCGTCAGGCCCAACAATCAAGGGATGTACGCATGTTGCTGTGTCTCCAGTTCCACAAACTGGAGTTTTTGCTGCACCTACCCATACCAAAGGATTACCAACTGCCATCTTTGATGCTGCATGTGGTCCTGATCCATGTGGTGTAACAGGAGTACCGACAACTGCTATTGGAAGTCCTCCTACCGTGACGGTAGGATATAGTGGCGTCATCAAAGGTACACCACCGACAGTATCAGTAGGGGCTCCTACTCTTCCAACTAACTTTGGCATACAACTCCTCTTATGCTACTGTACTTCCAGGATTCAACCATAGGCCCAAGATACCCGAGACCATTGTGGTAGAACCAGACATAGACAACATACCAGCTGTATTAATATTAACAGCAGCAGTTCCGTTTATATTTATCAGCGGGGCAGACATCGATATTTGCTTATCCGATGCCATCGTAATAGCGCCCTTTGCGTATATCGTAAGAGCTCCGTCAGCAACAACGTACATATCGCCGTTGCTTTTTGTGTAGTGGCCGACGGTAGCTGTGTTGACGCGAATGCCATTTGTCTTATCGACAGTCATTCCGTTGCTCATCTCCATATATGAGCCACCATTGTGGTATACATGGATACGTTCAGCACCAGGTGTATCGTCTACTTCGATTGCATGCCCGCGTTCAGACTCAAATACTTTGTTGTATGGATACTGGGCAGCAAATGTTGCTGTAGGAGGCGGCTCCATTGGATTATCTTCACCTGCTCTGACTTCTGCCTTAGCAGATGCTAGCTTATTGACGCCTCTTGCAAGCTGACTGACGTCATGCATATCAGATGTAAAGTTATCTGTATCGGTGAAGTCTGGATCAGGCTGCGGAATGCCAGGATACGTTCCCAGAACAATTGGCATTTGTCCTTGTGGGCCATCAACGAAGAACCCAAACACAGTACTGTCGGGTCTGATAAATGTTGGGCTCCATCCCTTGCCTTGATAGCTTGCACTTGTTGTTGGCATTACCACATGAGCCCATGGCAGGTCATCAGTAGGTAATGTGCTGCTGTTCATCGAATAAAAATGATACACGCGCACCTTGACGCGGCCGAGTTGTAATGGATCCATAACATCTTCAACGATGCCGAACCACCACGTAAACCCCATTTTACCCATTTCACTCATGTTCTAAGACCCTCAATACTGTGATTGCGCGCACCGTTGACAGCGCTAATATGCACATAATAATCTACGTTTTCATTAAAGCTGAATGTATGTACTACACGAGCACACAAAAATGTGCCGGAATACATCTTATCAACCATCCCTCTACCTTCGCCCTTGGCCGCAATCTCACGTGATTGCGGAACCATGACTTTCATAACTTGTCCTGCTGTCACGTTCGAATCACCATATATTGTATACTGGATGTTATACTCGCTTAGCAGATTTGTGTATGCTTTCATTTCCCCGACATACTCAGAATACAGATCTTTTTGTGTGCTGTTCTGGCCATCCATTTCCCACGAACAATCTTTCGGTAGGTAGTACGCTACACATCTTGTATTTGCAAACGTTTCAGCAAAACTTGCTCTATTAAGATATCCTTGGCCACCCAATTGGAACTTGTTGCCATCGTCGACTAAGTTAAATCTCTTATTGAGAACGAACGCCTTTGTAGTCAAGTCGAATGAGTAGCAGTCAGCGTTGTATGCGCCCGAATCAATCTTTTCGGTCGTATCATAGAACGACACAATTTCAAAATCGACGATGTCTACCTTAACGCCGTTGGCAAGTTTTTCATCATATTCAGCTGGTAGTTGTCTAGCAGCATATGTGTGAGTAATTCCTGCAGATGGCAAAGATCCTTGTCTATTGAATAGACCGCTAATCGACGTAAACGAATATCCTTCCGAGCTACGGAAGAAGGTAAACGGTGTACGCGATTCACCAGTCGCGACAGATCTTGCACGGCAAAAGTCGATAGCAGCAAGTGGGCTCAGTTGCGGTGATAAGAAACGGCCGACGCCACGACTTGGTTCAAAATTGAATACATTGCCATCAGAGTCTAGCTGAATGTAATCATCAAAGATCTGGCCGGCAATGCTTGCGTATGTTCCTGTATAAGCCCGAGCCACAGTCTTTGCTGTATCAAATGCGCGTTCTTTTGTAACACCGCGTAGCACGTAGCCTTTAGCAGTGTTCATTTCGGTCATACCTGCTGTATCTTTTGTACCTAAGAAAAATTCATAGGAGACGGTCTTGCCATCGATGCTTTGGTATGAGAATCTGAAGAACTCCTCACCGACCAATGGAAACTTCTTTGCAAGGCTGTCATAATCGATCAGCATCATTTCACAACTGACGAACGGGTTGTAGATGTCCTCGTATATCTGAACAGATATCAAATTGTCAGTTACAGATAGTGTAACGCCGTCACCATTATAGATGACAGCTTCTTTAATAATCGCCCGCCCGAGTACGTTTTGTTCAGCCATATTAGCTCATCACACTTTGCAAGTTAAGCTGAGCTTGTTCTGCATATCTCTTGTCGATTAGCTTTACAGTCTTTCGCTGCTCATTTAGCAATTCTTCATAGTCGTAGTACGACACAGCGCGCCAATATGTTTGCTCGACTGTGGGGATATTCTCAACCATCACAGTAACAGTAATCGGCGTTGCTTGTGTGCTAGTGTTAAACCCAACAATCGGCAACCCCGCATTAAATGTACCGTTGACGTTTTTAAGCGTGATACTCTCAGTATCCAGTGTTGTAATTTCAGCATAGCCAATCACAGTATCGCCGCTCAGCTGACTTACCAATTCACCAACTTCAAATCCAGCCGACGTAGGCACAGCCAAACGGATGATTCTATTAGTAGTTACAATGAGATCGAGCGCAGCACGTTGATAAAAAACAACACTACCATATTCATTTAAAACAGGACTCCAATAACGCTTTAGATTAACTGGCGCTACACACTGTAGTCCTTCATATGCTGAAATGGTCAGCTTGGTATCGTCCCCTACCCAATTGACTTGGTAGTGATGTGTTTTAAGTTGTGCTTCTGTCAATGACCCATACTTACTAACGATGTATTGGTTGAATTGATCGCCAGACAAATACCATCCATAATAGGGATCGATGATTCCGTTGGCAAAGAATATCAACCACTCCATCATCGAATCTTCGTAGTAGAGATGCGATAAAGTGTCAGGGCGCTCACCTTCCTTAGCCTGATATGGATAGAACACCGATGCGCGATTCATCACGTCGCGCGTAATTCCAGCACGATGTGTAATGTTACGACATATCTCGTCGTTATATTGCGCAGTATTGAAGTTTTCGAAATATCGAGCCATATTATGCTGTTGTTGGTTTTAGGTCACTCAATTGAGTGGCTTCTGATGTTTGAATTGCTGAATCTGGAGTAGACTCAGCATAGTAGTCAGTTTGACCTTGACGTGTTTCTGAATAGAATGGCATATTGCTTGTGTGGATATCCATTTCACGAAGAACGATCGTCAACTCAACTTCTGTTGGGTATCTCTTCCCATCATCTGCTGATGTATCGTAAGCACGGAAGAACGATGGGACTCCATTTGGTGCATAGTTGATACCGACAGAATCGATTACGCAAGGTTTGAATGGAATCAAGTTTGCAGGATTCATTTCAACAATAACAATATCAGGGAACGTCAATAGCAGGGCGAACTCACCTTCCGTTGAAGGTAATGCGGCTGCCTGCAAGTTTCTAATGATATTTTCGAGTTCTTTACTTTCAGCATAGCTGTCTGGAGATAGTCTCCACGTATATGCGTGCTTCTTGAGATTGACGCCGTTGAAAGTAACAGCCATGTGTGGGTTTGGTGCGCTGCCAGTAATTCTATCAAATGCTGCCGACATCGTAGAGTTTGTTAGGAGTTTGCGTGCCACTGCTTGTGCAAAGTTTGGATCATGGAGCAAGTCTGACATTCCGCCCTTCAACGAGTCTACACCAGCTCTAATTCCTCCTGACATTCCGCCAGCAGATCTACCAGTATCATATGCATTACCAGCTATATCTGCCATTGGTCCGCCAAACATACCCATGCTCAATTCTTGGTACGATAGCTTGACAGCATCGACCAAGTTAGTTGGTAATGGTAACTTGATCATCGTGTGGAAATCTGACAATTCACTAGACGCATTCGAACGAGTGACTGTACGATTATATTTGCGGACAGAGAAACGCATCCAATAGTCCGGACTCAATGTCTTCGGGAAGGTAAGTTGCAACGTCTTGCCCTTCTCACGCTCGTTCATCACAGCAATATTTGGATCAACAACTTCTGAAGTCTTGAAATTCGATGGAGATGTTAATGATCCCCCACGAGCGTTCGATGACTGCTCCAATGCTGCTGCTGCAGCCTTACCTTGCTTAAGCAAAGCGCTGACACTCAACCCAACAGCTGCTGTTGCGGCGAGGTTTGGTAAATTGAGCGAAGGAATTTTTGAGCCCGAACCAAGAGCTAAGCCGACCAATCCCATACCTACGCCCGTAAGGAAGGCTGGGTTGTTGATCGCTGAGCTGAAAGTCGAACTCATCGCCGATACACCAGCATCCGCAGCAGCGCCCGACATTGCTCCTATAGCGTCGGCAGCCGTTCCGCCAGCATCAATCGATTGCGCAATCTGGCTTTGAGCGCCGCCGAACGAATTCCATGTGCTAGCTGCAGCTCCAACACCCTTAGCAAGGGCCGGAATAGCAACCGCACCAGCGACTACTGCTCCATACTGCGTATATTTGTTTGCCATGTTAGATAAAATCCATGTTTGTTGTTATTGTTATGCTCGTTTTATTTATGTGGGGGTACTGCCGCGTTGTCTAAATACCTCGTTAGAAATAAACCAGAACAGTATCGTTTTACGATGAAATCCACTTATCAGTTTGCTGCTATATGCGAGTCGCTCAATATGGCACCACTTTCTTCAGACAATTCATATCTCCCTGACTTTGAACTTGTGTGTCAGGGCGGTCAGCGTGGAAGCATGAATCCTCGCTATGGGACCAAGCATTCAGCAGAATCGGTTGCTAAAATGTCTGCATCAGCAAAAAAGCGATGGATCGAAGCGCCTAGACGAGGATTCAATCACAGCGATGAGACGAAGAAACTCTTAAGCGATAAGGCCAAGGGTAGACGATCGCCTCGTATTGGCATTGAACCTTGGAATAAAGGCATACCCCAATCCGAAGCCGTCAAAGAAGCTATATCCAAAGCTCTCAGCGGAAAACCAAGGTCAGAAGCTGCTCGAAAATCATTGGCAGAAGGAGCTCGGCGCCGTATCAAAATGCAATGTGCCCACTGTGGTATGATTGCTGATGCGTCGAACATAGGAAGATGGCACAATGATAATTGTCGAGAAAAGGCCGTTAAATGAGTAAAAGCTATAAGGGCAGCTTCCGTCCCAAGAACCCATCGAAGTATAGAGGCGATCCGTCTGGTATCATTTTCAGATCGTCATGGGAATTGAAGTTTATGATATACATTGATACTCACCCAGACGTATTGGAATGGTCGAGCGAGGAATTCTGCATCCCATACATATCACCACTAGACGGCCGAGTGCATCGTTATTTCCCGGATTTCTGGATTAAACAAAAGAATAGAGACGGAAACATAGAGACTCTCGTCGTTGAGATTAAGCCCAAGAAGCAAACGCAACCACCTGCTGTTCAAAAAAGAAAAACAAAACAATACATCAATGAGGTTATGACGTGGGGTGTCAATTCCGCTAAATGGCAAGCAGCGGAAGAGTTTTGCCTCAAGAAGGCGTGGAAATTCCGCGTATTAACTGAACAGCACTTAGGAATATAAATGGCAGCCGTATTTGCAAATCTTCTGAAAAAGAATGTCGATGCATCGACCATTCCCACACGAACGAACGAAGCTCGTAAGTGGGTTCAGACAACTGCATCAGCAGCAATGAAGAATGCTAGGAACGTAATCAAGGCAGCTCCAGCGGTTGTTCAAAAAGGCGCTCCATCAAACTCGATCATTGGACAGATGTTGCTTTTTCAATATCAAGCAACCACAGCTAAAGACCTTCCATATTGGGACAAGTATCCTCTCGTATTTCCGTTCCACGTCGACAGCACAGGGATGTGGGGGATCAATATGCACTACCTGCCTCATACTATGAGAGCAGCATTAATGGATCAGCTAATGACGGTCGCAACTGGCGACACGACGGATCCCAAGACTAAATTGAAGCTATCATACACGATACTACAAGGCGCTTCGAAGAACCGTTACTTCCAACCATGTGTGAAACACTACCTAAATAAGGGATTGGCGTCTAATATTGTACCAATCCCAGCAAACGAGTGGAGCATCGCTCTATTCTTGCCATTGGAAAGATTCCAGAAAGCATCTGCATCGCAAGTTCACGAAGACAGCAAAAGAATCATTAGAAAGAGATAATGGCATCCCTCAACGACCGCAACCAACAGATATTAGGCACACTAGGCCTACTGGGTGGTGCTGCCAACCAACTGTTTGGCCTCAAACAAACCACAGGCGAAAAGCGAGCTGACGAACCATTTGCTAAAGCATCTGAAGGCGTTCGTGCCGGTGTCCGCAAGTGGGGTATTGAGAAACCAAACCTAACTTACGTTGGGCTGACTCCTCCTAGTCTATTTGGAAGCGTTGTTCCTGATGCAGGGGCATTGCTATCGCAGCTAATTACACTGCGTGCTGAGCGTGTTAACCAACCTGGCGTACAGCTAATGACATCAGCAGTTAGACGTCATGGCGTCGGGCCGTTAGAAAAGAAACCATACTCAGCAGCATTTAATGACGTCAGCATTTCCTTCATTGGAGATGCTCGTGGCATCATTCACCAATACTTCTATGTGTGGATGAATGCTATCATTGGATTTGATCACATCCCACAAGCTGGCGTTGCGCTAGATTCATTCTATGGCAAACCATTCGAGCTTGGGTATCGCGATTCGTATAAAACTACAATCGACATCGTTACTTACGACGAAGTACAACAAAAGATTGGCGTCGTTAAGTTGTACAATGCATACCCTATATTCCTAGGCGAGATTCAGAGAGATTGGGCAAGTGTCAATGACCTAGTCCGCATCCCTGTAACATTTACATATTCACATTGGGCTTATGACGGTGCACTTGAAATGCAGCTTCGCGAACCAAGCCGCCAAACGCTATCTTCGCAGAACGCATCGTTATTCGACAACATCATGCAAGGTGCGTCTGTCCTCCAAACAATTACATCAGTCAAGAGTCCACGAAACGTCAACGATGTTCTCAATGTCGTGAACTCTGGATCTACATTATTGCGTTCTTTATTACCAAACCGACTTAACTATTAACTGAGGTGAAAATGAGTCTTCCGAAAATTAATTATCCTATCTTTGAAGTTGTTATTCCATCATCAAAACAAAAAGTCAAGATGCGTCCATTCCTCGTCAAGGAAGAGAAGATCCTACTTACTGCGCAGACGACTGGCAACACCAGAGATGTTGTATTAGCGATCAAACAAGTCGTCAATAACTGCTTGCTAGACGACGTTGATGTGGACAAACTAGCAACATTCGACTTAGAGTACTTGTTTATTAAGTTGCGTGGGCGCTCTATTAACAACATCATCGATGTTACATACAGAGATCCTGATGATGAGCGAGACTACACACTACAAATCGATCTAGACAAAGTTGATATAGTTAATGATCCTGATCATAACTCTAATATCAAAATCAACGATCAGCTGGGATTGGTACTGCGTTATCCTAAGACGGACATGCTTAAAGCAGTCGAGCAAGCATCATCAGAAGTTGACTTATATTTCGAAGTTATTAAGTATTGCATCGATAAAGTATACGACGAGAATGAAGTATACGACACAAAAGACTATACCGACGAAGAGCTTGTTGAATTCATAACGTCGCTTGACGTATCAACATTCAAGGAAATTCAAAAATTCCTGGAAACGATGCCAAAGCTGCACTATGAAACTTCCTACACAAACAGCAACGGCGTAGAAAAGAAAGTAGTTTTACAAAACCTCAATGATTTTTTTATATTGGGCTGAGTCACAATACGATAAGCAACTACTATCAGTTGCTTTTTAATCTGGCTCAGCATCATCACTACTCTATCAGGGATTTTGAAGAGATGATGCCATATGAACGAGACATATATGTTGATTTGTTGAAGGATTACTTAGAGCAAGAGACAGAACGGCTTAACCAAAAGAAACAAAAATAACAAATGGCCAATATACTAGACGCAGCAGCACAAGGAACAAGAAACACGGTAGCAGGAGCAGCTCGAACTGCTAAAGAAGCTGTGATGGATCAGTTCGACCCACGCAAATCAATATATGGTTTGGGGTTAGGTGTTGGCCCGTTAATTAGACAAACTGTCCTCGAGTATAAAAAGCAGTCCGCCAAAGACAAGAAAGACGGCACACAGCAACAAAAAAAGCTAACCGAGATCAAGAAGACCGGCGATGCAGGCAACAAGTCACTACAGCGGACCGTGGCTCAGTTGAGTAGCATGAATTCCTTGTTGAAAGAGATTCATAAAATCAACATTGCACAGTTGCAGGCCCAAAGAAGCTTCAATAAAGGCCAACGCGGCAACATTAATCGTAGTGCGTTCCGTAATAGTAATGATCCCACAGATCAGAAGATCATTAGCTCCAGCATGGTCGATCGCGACGACATCGTAGGAAAGAAAGCAGACCCTGGCGGCAATTCGCTTGAGGGTATCGGTACGCTCATTAAGATTGTAGCGGGCGGTCTTGCAGCTGGCGAAATCTGGAAGATGCTCCCTCCAGACATGAAGAAGGATGTACAGCAAGGTGCCAAAGCAATAGACGATGTAGTAATCAAAACTACCACCGACATGTGGAAGTCTGCGTTTGAGGCTGCACCAGTTACAACAGCATTAGGTACTATATTTTTAGCTAAAATTAGTGGCGTACTTGATGTAGCGTTAGCTGCTGCTCGCGTAGCTACTACGACAGGCAAGGCCGCATACAACGTTGGTAAGTTTATTACACAACCACTACCATCAGCAACCACGGCTATCGAGACTTCGACGCGAGTGCCTACAGCACCGATAGCTCAGGCGCCCGGCATAGCCAATACTATTCGCAGAACGCTCGGCATGGAACAGCAGCTTGTTAATGCGTCAAAGGAATCCGCCGACATTGGCACTAAGACGGGAATTAAGGCGGCCGCGCAAGAATATAAAGAGCTGGCTAAGAGCACTACTACTCAATACGCAAACGAAACATTTGCAAAGAGATATGGTGATCAAGGGTTGGAGGCAGTTAAGAATGTAGCGAACCCAGTAACACCAACTGCAGCCGCAACCGCAACAGAAGCAGCTAAGAGCGGAGAGGCTGCAGCAGCCACTGCTACTAGCACATCAAAGATTGCAGCAACGTTTGGTAAAGTGGTCGGCGTAGCATCAAAGGCCCTTGGCGTGTTGGGTGTAGCTGGGAGTGGTTATTCAGCTTACGAAAACTACAATGCTGGCAACAAAAAACTAGCTGCGTTAGATGCTATATCAGCTACCACTGGTGGACTAGCTTTGGCAGCTGGAGCAACTGGCATTGGAGCGCCGGTAGCAGCGGCACTTGGTGGCGTATCTCTAATCACTGGATTGGCGTCAATGGTGGGTTCACGATTTGTGGACAATCAGTCAAGCAACGTCCAACCACAACAAGATACCGCCGGAAATAAAGCTGCGTCGAATGCATCTCAGCAAGAGATGAAGGCCGTAATCGAAGAAGTGTTTAGATCTAAAGGGTTCGGCGAAAACCAAATTAAAGCTGCGCAGATTGTTGCAGCAGCCGAGTCAGGACTCAATCCATCCGCCCGCAATACAAGTGGAGGCGAAGACAGCGTCGGTCTCTTCCAATTGAATAGAAAAGGTGGCGAAGGCACACCATACACAGTCCAACAACTTCTTGATCCTAAGTTTAACGCTGGTGTTGCAGCTGGCAAGATGTCAGGTAAACAAGGGGATGCGTTTAGAAACGCCAAGTCAGTTGAAGAAGCCGTTGCAGCACTTACGCGAGACTTTGAGCGTCCACATTTTGTAAAGGGTGGTAGCATAGTCGACGGCAAAGCATTCGCAGCATATGCTGCCCGAGGATCGAATATCGTCGGTGGAAGTATAGACGGCACTGCACTGGCATCAGCTGCTACTGCGACCGGCACATCCTTAGCATCTTCTTCGGCCATACAAGCTACTGATCTTAAAAATATGGGTCTAGCTAGCGATCAGATTGCCGCTGTAACAGAGTTCCAAAAAGCGATTAAGGGATTTGAGGGTGGCGGAATGTTTGACTCAGATATCAATAGCCTCATGCAAGCATTTGCTGCTGCAACATCAGCAGCACCCACTAACGCTGCTCCCTCAGGTGGCAGTAACAAGACACCTCCGTCCGTGCCTCCTGTTAGCATGTACAAAGAGAAACACTCTTTTGGACAAGCGAAAGCACCGTGGTATGCGTCAGGCGGATCGATCCCATCGTTCACATAAAGAAAAGGCCCCGAAAGGGGCCTTAATTTTTACTCTTCAGCTAGTTTCTTGAAGAAGTCGAGCGATGCGTCGTCATCTTCGTCGACTGCTGCTGGTGCAGGTCTTGCTGCGGCAGTCTTAAATGCTGGAGCTGGAGCTGCTGCTGGCTCATCGTCCCATGGAGCTGTGGACGTCTGTGCAGACTCAGCTGTAGTACGTGGTTGAGCTGCACCACCATCCAAACCAAGAGCACGGTTCATTCGTACCTTCAGTTCATCATATGACTTGAAGTTCTTTGGATCGATCAACTCAGCAAGTGAGTGCTCTTGTTTCCAAACAGCTTCGAGGTCATCGTCATTATCGAACAAAGGAGCAGCTCCTTCAAATTCTGACTTATCAAAGTTGCGATATCCTTCGACTTTGCGGATCTTCAATTTGAAGTTTGCGCCTTCCCAAAGGTCAAATGGGTTGATCTTTTGCTCATCTTCGAACTCTGGGTTCATAGCGAGTTCGATCTTATCCCAAATCTTCTTGCCGTACTTGAACAAGAATACCTTACCTTCGTTTTCTGGATGAGCTGGATCCTTGACGACGTAGATGTTAGATGTGAAAGACAAGCGACGCTTGTAGTGCTTGCGGACGAGTTCTTTGTTAGCCTCAATGCCAGAGTTCCAGAGAACGCTGTTGTATTCACCCAATGGGTCTTTTTGGTTGAGGGTCGTCAGAGACTTCTCGATGTACCAACCACCTGGGCCTTGGAAGCCGTGATCGAAGATACGGACGTATGGAAGATCTTCACCAGCAGGTGCTGGCAAGAAACGGATAATAGCGTAGCCGTTGCCAGCCTTGTCTACTTCTGGTTTCCAGAATTTGTCGTCGTCTTGGGAGTTGCCTTGGGCGGGTGCGTTCAGTTTCTGAACTTCTGATACCAACTTGTCTGTAAGAGACTTGCGGTTTGTTTTGAGGGCGCTGAAATCGATTGCCATGTTGTATTTTCCTTGTATTACGGTGTATTAAATGTATAACGGTATATAAACGTCGTGTATCACATAAGCATTATATGTCTAGTATATAGCTTCCCTTTACTAGGTTTTAAACTTATTAACCACAATTATTCTCGTCTTTTGATTATCAAAAGGAACGAATGGCCGATACTTTTTTGTAAGCATCTTATACCTTGGCCACACAACGGGGTCGATGATATTTCGAGACCAATACTTAAAGAATCCACATAGGTCGTTTAAAATGACCAAGGTCTCTAGTGATATTGACTTTTGTATCACCAACTTCAGAAGGTAGGGGTGTTGTCCATCCTCCACCTTCAAGTTGTCATCGAAAGCAGGAAGCAAGTTATCGAGCTCGTTGGTAAAGTTATACGTCAAAGATTCCGTACGAGCCTTCCACTTTAGATAGTTGCTCTCTGCTTGTTGCTCGTTTGCAATGTCGCCGACCCAGATATCTGGGCCACCTTCGACAATGTTAGCGAGTATATAATTTTGGCAGTCCTTGTGTTTGGCAAGGACATTGAAGAAGTGCTTGTCATTTCGCTTCTCGAACGCTGCCAAGCTCGCTCGAGTCTTCCCACCATACTTAAAAAAGTCGTATGTTTGTGAATTGAAATGATTCTTCATCGCAACGTACAATTTGTACGCTTCATAACCATTCATAATGTAATTTAAATAGGCAGCTTTGCCGTCTTCGGTAAGTATCCGTTATTCTCAGCGTCGTTTTTAATGCGCGCCTTCATCTTGGCGTTCTTACGAATCAGCTCAGCTGCAGTTTCTATCTCTAGTCCAGAGTTGGAGCAGTACCAGAGTACAGCATCCATATAATCTAAACGTTTTTCAACAGATATTTGTTCAATTTTTTGAAGAAAGTCTTGGACGTTGATGAGTTGATTGATTTGTTCTTCCATTATTTGAATACCAATAGTCCGAGTAGCATGGCTTGGATGATGAACCCAACACCAATAGTAATAACATTCAGAGTGTCCTTTGTCAGCAGTGCTCGGATAAACATTAATACCAAGCCAGCCCACATAAACGCTACCACATCAATTGAAGGTAGGTGATCAGACACTCCAAGCAACAAAGCGAGAATTGGAGGGATCGTACTACAATGGATCAGAATGATTGCCAGCCATCCGATCGTTTCGGATGAAATGTGACGTAGATGCTCAACAACAAAATGCTTGAGTGATTCGATTTTATCCATTGCTCTTGTCCTTATAGAAAATATGTCGACCAATCTGCGTCACCTTCTCTTTGTTCCAACGAGGGTTGACGTAATCAGCATGATAATACAAAGCACCATCTAGTGTTTTTAGACGGAACCCTTCCAACATCACCATCTTAGCGACTTCTTCGCTTTCTTGGTACATCTTTGGATGTACCGTCTTCGTGCGGTATGTGTTTTCACACAACCACGAGAACTGGCAAACAATCTTATTATAGACTGTCGTTTTCTGATGAACAACACCGCAGACAGTATCTGGGAATTTACCGCTGTTCATCCTATTCATAGTAACTTGAGCAACAGCAACTTTTCCTTCGAAAGGTTCTGAAGCAGCTTCCCAATAGATGTTGCGTGCGAGGCAAGTCAATTGAGTTTGGATTTCGCGTGCAGACTTATTGACGACTGGAGCGATTTCATTTTCTACGCGATAGTTGATCGCATATTTTAACGCAGATGCTACGACAAACACACCGATTACAAAACAAATAGCTCTGACGAATTGTACTAACTGGTTACTCACAGCAGTTGAAGCTGTTGTATGCATTTTGCACCTCCATAGTTAAGACTCGTCTATTATACATCCATTCCATCAAAAAGTCGACGGACAAAAGGACTGCATTACCGCAGGTGCGGTTCAACGAATCATGGGGTTAGCAAGCCTTATTTGGTTGGCTTGGGCTCGGGAGTCGAGCAGTAGGGGCACGCTTTGCCTTTTTCTGTATACACATTCGAGCCTTCTTTGGCTTCGCATTTGTGCAACCAGAAATCGCGTGCTAGGGTTTCTTGAGGGATGAGCGACATTAAATCTCCATCTATTTTAAGTACGTTGTATACTTATACAAACGTAAAAGCCGGGATATAATACCCGGCCCAGACATTATGCCTTATCGACAAACGCCTTTAGCTTTTCAGCTTCCAACAGCAATTTGCTAGCGTCTGGAAATTCAGGCACTTCGTTGATTGCAGTGTTAGATATCGATGCGTTATGTGTCTTGATCTGGAGATCGTTGTAATAACGCTGGTTCATTTGATCTTGAGCGATCCTTAGCAAATCGAGACGAATCTCGTATGGTGTTTTGGACATATTATGTCTCCTATGTGTGTGTTAAAAAGCAGTTTCTTAGATGGTACTGCGAAACCATACAGGGCCTCTAATGGGCAACGTGTGTATTATATAGCTATACAACTTTATGGATGTTCTCGGCTTTCGTCATACCCCAGAACCTCGCTTTCCAGTTGTTACGCTCCATGCCGTCTAAAACATCCCACTCATGTTTGAGGTCGATTAGTCCATCTGCGAATTCTTGCCAGTCGGTCGTAACGATGCGGTGCTCGTAGAACCCTTTGATCGTGCGTGCAGTAGACAGATCGTGAAAGTCTAGCTCTATGTGTAGCACTTCCATGAAGTCGTCTCCCTTGAAATACTCAAGCGCAAAGTCAATTCCCCACTTGGGTTTGATCTTTGTATACTTTAAGAGGTATGGGAATTTGTCTGGAGTGGCAAATCGCTTGATCTGAGCCAACGCCTCTCCGCTATAACAGCATCTTGTGATTAGCATGCTGTGGTCGACGACAAAGTGTGGATCGTCGGCAATAATCCATGGCGTTTGTGCTCCCCACACGCCATTAATGTAGTTGAGCTCTACGCCATTTGCCTTGTAGAATTCTTGTTCAAGTTTGCTTAACTGGAAGCCATCATTATCAAAATATTGGATGTTCTCCCAAGTAAACAGACTATCATCTATCGGCTTGGTTAGAACTGCTGGACCGATAAATTCGGTATGTGCAACTCTAAGCAATGTGTACTCCTTAAATTAGTGGTGGGTTATTCTGTTACGAGGAAACCCACCGAAACCCTAGAGCCTATTCAATTAGGCTGCAATGCAAACTTCGAAGTTTGCATTTACTAAATAGTATTGCATAACATCTTGGAGGATAAAAATGCAATACTTCACATACTTATGGATTGATAAATCGCGAAAAATGTTTTATGTTGGTGTACATGAAGGACATATCAACGATAGCTACATTTCATCGAGCAGATGGTTCAACGGCGAATATCAATATCGACCTAATGATTTTAAGCGTAGGGTTCTTAAACTCTTTAACGACAGAGCCTCAGCAACAAAGGAAGAGTCTCGATTGCTTGCTCTAATTAAAGAGGAAGAGTATGGCAGCAGGTACTACAATCTTAAAACCGGTCGACCTAAAGGCACACCAGCATCCAACAAGGGCAAGCCAATGTCCCCAGAACAGCGCGAAAAGCTTAGCAAGGCTAAGCTAGGAAAGCCATCTGTGAGGAAAGGCATTCCTAATAAAAATAAAGCTAGTTGATTCTGTTTCCAAGTTCAACTAGCAAAACTCATGCAGTGCAATTAAGCAGCTGCTAGGAATAACTCATCGTTTGCAGTTATTGATTTTGCTTGATTTACGGTCATCGCCTACCGTGTTGCCGTCTCTACTATCTACCCCTGTCGAAACCAAGTGCACCCCCATCAAAAACACACCAAGTTAGTATTCAGATACATTGAGCTATCTAACTACGTCCTAATCCAATGTTCTTAGGTATGCTTTTGGTGGAAGTGGCGGGATTCGAACCCGCGTCCAGAAGTCCTTCGCTTTGAAGGGATTACAACAATTCCTCGAGCTTCTCCAATCTAGGAATTTTCTTTTTTTCCTTTTTGCGGGAGTAGCCACAAGCTCCACATTTACCATAATCACCAACAACATCACGATCGCAACGGCCGCACCACATGCTTTTGAGGCCGTCCTTGCGAGCAGCCATTCCGCTGCGTCTATTTGATTTTGTTAGGATCATGGTCTATGTTCAGACAATCTCCAAAGCCGTTCCGCAATTAGAACAGAATTTGGATGTTGCCTTATTTACCTTACCGCACGTTACACACTTAGGCTTAGCCTTGACGGTAACTGGCGCAGTGATCTTATTATCCTCTGTTTCGCCTTTTAATTGCAACACAATAACGTGTTTTTGGTCTTCCAGAGGGAAGGAATCAACTGTTGTAAATCTTTGCTGAGACATCGATCCAGGAACAGTGATACCGACATCGTTAACAGACTTGGCCATCACGCTATCGTTCCAGTCCATGCAAGCTGCGCCATCGTGTGCTGAAGCTGCCGATGCACTAACATTCATTGATTGGGGTGATACGATAGCAGACGTAGCCACAAGCGAACGATACAACGGCGTACTGTTATTTGTGCTGTAGGAAGATCCAGATGCTGCGATCCATGGTGTTCCACCAGAGCCACCCCACGTATTGGCAAAAGGATCTGGACGGACCTGATAGACAGGGCGTGGTTTCTCAAATTGCCATTCAATTCGAATCAGTCCATCTCCTGCACCAACACCACGATGTTGTTCTACAGAAGAAGTACGTTCGATGAATTTGAATCTGTTGCCTTGTGTGACGTCTTTGATAAAACGCTCAATTTCCAGGTTGCTGTTTGGGCTAACAACAAGCGAGCGTCCGCCAAGGACATCTTCGCCATCGATAGTGATGCGAACATCAGCACGGACAATATTGAGGTTTTTGAGCAGAAGTGAATATTCACATCCGAATGGAAGGTAGACGGTGTCGCCCACTTCACGAAGAACACGACCGCTACTTTTGACGGCGACGACGAATTGATTTTTGTACATCATTACATACTCCTAAATTGTTACGGACGTCTGTCTAGCATCCTAGTATTAAAGACAGAAAAGGGGTCAAGGCATTGCACCCTGACCCCATTATATAGTTAAGTTTTCTATGAAATCAACTCAAGTTAGGCCATTTCAGCCATTTCGACTGCTGTTTCCAGCGCCTTGATCTTTAGGTTTTTATTGGGACCAAACCATGCAGATTGCAAGCGAGTGTCTGCGCTGCGACCGATTTCGTGGTCAGTCAAGTACGTCACCGCATTGAATGCTTGCCACCAGCTACCTTCCGCAAACGAAGCACCAGGTTGTGTATGGATCACTTCCAATGCACGAGAGGCAGACTTGGAGATTTCCTTACGCTGAGCACCTTTTTCCTTATTATATGCGATAACAGGGAAGATTTTGTTAAAGTAGTCGGTCAGCGATTCGCCGGTATAGCGCTTGCTGCCCAGGAATTCAGCCATCTCTTTGTACTTGGCGAGCTTATCCGTAGCGATGCCGAGTTGTTCTTTGACCAGTGCTGGATCAAATTCAGTGCGGTGGCTTTTCTTGACCATGCGTTCTTCGTTCTTTGACAGCGAAAGAGTCAGCGTATTATTGCAAACAACGCGGATTGGAGTGAAGCGAACGTCGATCGATTGGCCAAACTTATGCGGATTCGTGAACAGCAGGTATGAATCGACAGTATCGCCCTTGAACAGCTCGAACGATTCTTTCACCTTCGCGAGCACCCATACGATCTGGCCGTTGCGCAGTGAACCAGCAGTATGCATTTCCATGTCGCCAGCAGCGCAATATTCATGGAAGAATTCAAATGCCTCGTGATTCTGGACGGGATTCCAATCATTGGAAACCACACTAAGCATCTGCTCATCAGTATTACGGACAAGCGCGGACCACCCGACGCTAGTTTTTTTTCCGCCGATATCTGCGAACGCAGGAATCTTCTCTACCGTCCAATCGAGTCCTGCTTTTTCCAACATTTGCGCGGGCGATAGATCAGCCGGTACTTGGACGCCGAGTCCGTGCCAAGGAGTTTCACCAGCATATGCCATCGTTTCGACCATGTGAGCCATTTTGATTTCCTTACAAAGTTAATTAAAGAACCCTCATTCTAGTTCTTTTCAGGAAAACGTCAACTGGTTTGGTCAAACTCTACTTCCCACAGGAAGCAGTTCTGTTGTTCGTCCCACTGAACGTCAGTAAGTAGCACTTTTGATCCAAAGTAGTAGAGGATGCTATTTGCTCCGGTCAGCAGAGCGACTTTCGAGAGCTGTTTGTCGTCGAGATCGTCTCTCCACAGCTCCCATGCAGATGCTCGTGCTTGCTCGCTGATATCCGCGGTGATGTGGTCGAATTCGAAGTCTGAGAAGATTGCAACGTTTTTCAAATCAATGATCCGATTAGTAGGCCGATGAGGAATGCAGCGCCGCATAGTAATGCAAGCGCTATGCAATATGTAAGCGGATTGTCGATAATCTTAGCTAGAGATAGATTTTCCAAATTGGACAACATAGTCGTAGTCTGCCTTTGTTAGTTCTTTTCTCGACAGCGCTTTTGCTAGGTCGTTGTACACTTGATTGAGCGCTGGCTTTTTGTGGTTAAAAGCCTTGAGCGCTCGGATGTACAATTCCTTCAGATCAACTGTGGTATTCATTGAGGTCTTTGAACAGTGTATTCAAAGATGGCTGAACGGTATTCAACTGATGCATTTGCATTTCGTATCCTTCTGCGCGAGTATCGAATTCGCCGATGATATTCAAAGACAACGCATCAACGCCGCCGAGTTTGCGGATTCGTTGGTTGAGCGACAAGAAGTACTCGCGGCCGTGAATTGTTTGTGAATTGTAGCGCATGCGGTTAAGACGTTTACTGAGATCCTGTGTCAAACCGATGTATGCGTCCTTACCTTTAGACAACGAAAATACTGTATACTTGCTCATTTCAAATCACCTTTACATTACAAGGATGGTATGTGCGAATCTCACTCATACCAATCATATTGACGTACAATACCATCTCGCCTACACTATTATAAGCGAAACCATGTACGACACCAAAGAACGTCCTGCCATCGCCATCATCGATCATTACCTTATCACCGACATTGTATGCTTTGAACGTTTTTCGATTGTACTCGATTAATTCAGGATTGTCAAATTGGATGGAATATGCAAATGCCATCACTCAGTCCCCTTCTTCATCAAATCATTACCAATACTTTCAAGTACTTCTGAAGACACTTGAACAAAATCAACTCTATTATCAACAGCAACTTTAGCCATATGCAACACTTCTTCTACACGAACAGCATAATAGCGACCGCGCATCCAGATTTCATCATAATCAGAAATGAACCCGTCCGCCTTTGCAGCTCTGATAGCCTCTTCTCTTGTACGCGCAGGCAAAAGGCCGAAAAACCTTGGCTTACTGAATGATTCAATGATGGGTTCCCGCTCACGCAGAATCCGTTCTTCACGCCTCTTCAAATACGCATCACATGCATCACGCACCTTGAATGCAGGAAGAGACACATATCCATTACAACTCATAAACGACCCTTTTTAGCGTATTTTTCCGCAAAAAAATTTTAGACATCCGCTTTATATAAAACCGGATTTGGTGTTGGATTTTCTGCGAAAAAATTTTTGAGATCAACTTTATTTGGAATCCGGATAGTTTTTGGTGCAACCATCGAATGTTTCTATGGTGATCTCCCCAGAAATATGGGCAGACCTTTTCAGCACGTTTCCCCGCACAAAAATTTTTAGAAAACGACTTTATTAGAAACCGGATTTGAACAGAGATTCCCCGGGACTTTCTAATACCCTCCGCACGTATAGTACTTGCGTTTCCAAAACACCCCCCCATGGGCTATTTTGTGTCCGGGCGCCTGTGGCTCGGCTGGGGGTGGGCTGCTCAGCTAGTGGCTATTCTGTTTCCAGCGCTATCTCATCGTCGACTAGCTTGTGTGCTAAATTGAATGTCATCATCGACACTGTGTAGGCAACTGCTTGGTCACTCTTTGGCAGTCGCTGAATGTAAGCGTCGAGTGACTGCTGGTCTGTGGGCGTTGCGAACAATGGGCTGCGGGGGACTGGATTATGTTGCATGATGCACTCCATACTAGTTTAAGTTGCAGGGGGTGCTGGACGCATTGAGATCCCTAATAGAATCCTATATCATCCAGCACAAAGCTGACTATACACACTCTGTGTACTTGGGTCAACGGTTAGGCACAAGCCTTCTTTGCATTATAATAGTACGTTGTACTGCCGGCGATACTCATTCCGAGCTCTGTATGGAAAGCCGCAATACAGGCCGTTTTATCGCCGTGCAAACGCTTGTAGATCTCGACTGCGAGTTCCGACTTGCTGCCTGCACGAGGACCATCGGATACACGGGCGGCCTTCTTGGCTGGCTTGATAGCGACCTTCTTCTCTTTGGTCAACACCTTGGTCATGTCTGCGATTACGGTTGAGGGCATTTTCTTTCCTTTCGAGGGTTTGCTGTCTGTTGGGTAGCCGGGGTAAACTGTTCCGAATTCTCGCTTGGGGTCTAGCAACCATTCATTATAGTGTGCTAGACGCTTTGAGCCTTCGTCAAGTTGTGTTGGATTTTCGATGTGCTTCTTCGCCATGATCAGATCAACTCATTATCAGTCAGCACATCTACCACCTGAGATACTGTCAGATCGAGCGTCCATGCAATCGACTTGACTGTCTTGCCGTTGATGTACATGTCGCAGATCTGATCGTCGTAGTTTACAGATTTCATCTTGTTCTCCTGTTGATGTCTCAATTATAAGACCAGAATGAGAGTTGGGCAACGAGTACCCAACCAAACTTGAAGGACATTATACCGTGAAGTCGAATGCGAACTCTGGGCCAACCTTGCTGACGATCACACCGCAGTTGAGATTCTCAATCAGCGTTGTTTCAATCTTCGCTGCATCTTTCGGTGTGCAAGCGACAAACAGGCTGCCAGCGTACATGTTGGCTGTGTTTGCGACTTGGACATCTTCGATCGCCTCATAGACCGATGCAACTGCGACTGCTGCAAACTGATGCTTGTTCATGTGATATCCGTTGTTCATCATTTCATTCACTCCTGTGTTTGTATGACTCAATTATCTGTCCAAAAGACCAACTGGGCAACAGATAACCATACAAACATGAAGGACATTATTTCACTGTTGACTTTTTATGGAATTTCGATGTCAAATCATGCATCCCAGCATCTACAGCTCGTTGTTGTCGGATGTAAGCCAATTGACGCTCACATTCTTTTTGATTGACTTTGAACTTGATGTCAGGTTGTTTCTCGACCGCTTTCACTTCTACAGTCTCAACATCCATCGATCGCTGTCTTTGTCTGATCACCTTCTTCGCCCGGGAAAACGCAGTCTTCACATTGTCAATGAAGTCCGCGATTTTCCGCAGAATCATGTACTGTCCGAACGCCGCCATCACCACAAAATATGCGATAAAATATACGGCGTTGGAATCAAATAGATCTTTCATGCTTCCCACGGACGATTGCCAGGGATATCAAATTCACGCACTACGCCGCGCTCCTTGCCCCAGCACTTCCAACAGCCGTCATTCGACCACAGATAGACATAATCATAGCCGCTAGACAACACGTCTTTGATATCATCGAATGTCTCAGCGCCGTCAACAGGACCATGTCCGAAGCGGCAGATTGTGCCGTCATTATCAAAGTTGCGGATTTGACCGCCGTCAATGATCGCTTCCATCGCAGCGAAACTGTTGTGGTGTTTGACGAGGATCTTGCCGACATGGTCAGGGTAGCCATCATAGTGGCTGTACATGCCGTGGATTTTACCGTCCGAATACCCGATGATGCAGCGTGTTGACATTTCACTTCTCCTGTTGTTGATGAGTCAATTATCTGTGAGAATGAAAATCTGGTCAAGTAATACCCGACCAGATTGTAAGCTCATTCAATTAGTAGTTGTCATCCTCATCATCTTCGTCTACGGGATTTGTTTCGATCGCAACACGGCCAAATTGAATTGTCCCATTCCACTTGCCGCCGCGGCCACAATCCGCACGGCCGCCGCCTGTGACGAAATCAGTCTCGAATTCGTGGATTGCGCCAAGAGATTCGATGTTCTCGTACTTCTCTGCACGAATGTCTTCCACACGAATACAGCCGATCAAACCTGCGTCTACGCTATATTCGTTGCCATATTGGTCGTAGTATCCACCATCGCCCCAGTATGTGCCATATGTTGCGAACTTGCGGCCATCAGGCAGTTCAAACTCACCATCGAGGCAATTGTGGCCTGCGATTGTGATATCACAAAACTGCTCCCACTCTGCATCTGTCATCACGTAGCACAGATCGCCAACATAATATTTGCCTGCTTGCATCATTTCAGTTTCTCCTGTTGTTGAATGATGACTCAATTATATGCCCAATCTCACAACTGGGCAACGAGTAACCTTCTACTCTGTCAGGTTATTCCTCGCTGGGGAGATCAGGCAATTTTGCTTCGTGCATCACGGATTGAACTGTCTGAGCACGGACTTTCAGCTCTGCAGCGGCCATTGCGGCATTGACTTGCTGGGGCATCAGTTGACGTGCGGTGAAGAGGTCGAGTGGATTGTACATGCGTTTTCTCCTAGTTGTTGATGTGCTGATTATAGCACAGATTCAGTCTCAGTCAACAAATACCCCTCAATTAAGAAGGGTATTCAGCAACCGTTGACTTTTAGGCCTTGACCAAGTAGTAATACGTGTTGGCTTGTGCTGCAGACATGCTCAGCTTGGATTGGAACATCGCGAGGATCTTTTGACGACCAGCTTCTGGATTCTTCAACATGATTTCCAGAGCTTGTGCCTTCTTAGACACCTTCTTCGCTGCTTCCACTTTCGCTGCGGGCTTAGCCTTGACAGCCTTCTCAACTTTCGCTGGGGCAGCGGCCTTAGCTTTCGCTGGGGCTTTCACTTCTGCTTTCGCAGGGGCTTTTGCTTTAGCTGCGACCTTTGCTTTTGCTGTTTCTGCAGCTTTTGCGACGATCGCTTGAGCGACCTTCTCAGCTTTCGCTTTGACGGCTTTCGGTGCTGCAGCAGCTTTCACAGTTGCTTGGGCGATGGTGGCTTTGGTAGTTGCGTTCATGGTTTTCTCCTTGAGGTTGAACACTATTAAAAACTTGTGAAATTCAATTGTCTGTGAGATTGCCCTATTGGGCAACAGGTTTGGTCAAATTATTGTGAGTCATATGCCAGTTGCAATTCCTCCTGTTCTATGGTAGGAAAACGAGATGTCACTTTGAAAAATGCATCTGGAAATTCGACGCCGTCAGCGACATAGCCGTTGAGCAGCTTCAATGCCTCATCAAAACGATCAGCCTCCAATTCCTCTTCAATCGCATCTTCTACTGCAGCACAGTAGGTGTGATATTCGACGTGAAAGGCGATTGGGTCGCACTTGCGCAAGATAGTCCCTTGCCCAAACTTCCGGCCGAGAACAGTGATTGCCTTATTCTCGTTTAGCAGCTCTTCAAATTCGTCCATGTTGATCATCTTTCACTCCTTTGGTTGGATGTCTCAATTCTCATCTCAGTTGGGCAATCGGTCAACGAATACCCAACTAAAAGAGACTGTTATTCCAAGATCACGACTTCCCGTGCAGACTCATCGATTTCGTCGCCGTCATCGATCTTGTCCATTCGGTGGTATTCGCTGTACTTGACATACCCCTCAGAAACCATGTCGACTTTGGGAGCAACGACTGTGCGCCAGTAATCTCCGCTGCCATGTGCAAAGTGCACCTCAGCGTTCTGATTCATGTCTTTCAACTGCTCAATCAATTCTGCAACTGTCATCATATACTCCTTTGTTTGTGATGACTCAATTATCTGTGCAATTTGAGAGTTGGGCAACTTCTTTTTCGAATACCCAACTGTCTCGTAAGCTCATTAATTAGCCGTTGACTTCTGTCACATTATCAGGGTGGACAACGATTGTGTCGATGAATGCATTGTGGTCTTCCGTCCACTTGCCTTGATCCATTCGCACAATGTACGCTGGGGACATCGTTGCGAAATGCGCTTGCTCGAAGAATCCGTGGCCGACGATTGTGTGCACGCCTTCCAGATTCTCCACTTGTACACGTTCTCCGATTTTAAGCATCTTCGCTCTCCTCTTCAGTTGAAATGAAATAATCGTTGATTTCCGCAAATCGCTCGACATCGGATTCCATCATCCATTCGAGCAGATCTCTTGCCAGTTTCTCCCAGCTAACAGCTCCCGCCTCAGCCATGTCGATTAGCTGTGTGGATGCACGTCTTGCTTGATTACGCATAGTCCCACTCACTTTCCTGGTTTTCGTACAATTCGTGTTCTTCGCACAGAGCGATCAATTCTTCCAATTCTGCATCCATTTCGATACTCCTTGTTGTGATGTGCCCATTGTAACACATTTAAAATCTCAGTCAACGAATGTCCCTCTCTTTTTGAAGGACATTCAGTAACCGTTGACTTTTATGTAATTACAGCGTACACATCATCGACGAATTCTTTTGTGAAATTCACTTTACGGACTTCGATGTTGACTTTTTGGATTTCAGCGTGTACGGCGTCTCGGAATTCTGTTACAAAATCTGTAAACATATCCGCAGCGGCGTCTTTTGAATATTGCATCACTTTATCGACGTCCGCGAACGTGTTGTATTCGCCGGGGAAATCGGAAATCATTTCGATATGTCCCTCCGCAGAAGACGCGACCAATTGCCGAGCGAGAGCGGCGATTAGATGTTTGTCGTACAAAACTTTTTGCAAATTTCCCGAGTGAACGGTTGCGAGCGCTGGTGCGATTTCAATCATGTTAAACTCCTTTGTTGATTGATGAGTCAATTATCTGTGAGATTTCGGATTTGTGCAACATGCGCAAATAATATCAGCCTGTTTTGTAAGCTCATTATTTGCGCTGTTGACTTTTCTCAATAATTGCTGTATCCAAGCGCCCACATCGATGCACGGAATGGCTCTGGTGAAATATCGCCGAGCAAATAGATTCGATGCTTCAATTCTTCCGTGCAGTAATTTTCGAACACAGAATAGGCATCTGAAATGTCTTCCAGCTCGTTCACCGCAGCGACAAACTCTTTCACGCTTGTGTATTGTGGAAAGAATGGATTTTGTGCCTCTGCTTCGCTGCGGAATTCATCTTCAAGATCGTCGATCAAATCCATACAGCATTGTGCACTGGCAATCAAACCATGCTCTTGCAAGTCTGCATTGATTTGATCTAACTGCTCTAAAATCTCGTCTGCACGCTCTCTTGTGATTTTCGCCATAATAGCTCTCCTGTTAAGTGATCTGTGAATTATCTCACAAAATTCTGGTTGGGCAACAGTTATTTGAATACCCGACCTGAGTGTAAGCTTGCTGTTGACTTATTGCTTGAAATTCGTGTAAACAATGCCGGTGATGATTACGTTTCCGAAATATGGACATTTGGAAACAAACGTGGCAGCCCAGTTATCACCATGATTGATTAGCGATTTTAGTTCCCAAAACTGAATTTCAGCGTCGATGTCCATTTGAGCGATATGTTTGTTGAATGCCATTTCGAATGAATTGACAGACATATTATCGACGCGAATTGTGAAAAAATCAGATTCACCTGTGCCAGAATCGGTGTAGCAGTATTTGACTAACATATCATTCTCCTGTTGAAAAAGCAATCATCGCACAGAATTGAGAGTTGGTCAACTAATAACCAACTCCCACGTAAGCTTACTCAATCCAATAACTATAGCCTTCTTCACCAGACTGAGCCATTTGTTTCCACTCCTCAAAATATTCGAACATATCCTCATCATCCTGTTCTTCAAAAATGAGAATTCCTTCGCACTTTGCAAACTCATTTCCACGTTTTAGCACAACATCTACAGTAGAGCCACTTGTATATGCGTCTTGATAAAATCCACCATCTTCCACAGAAACAACTTCAATCATGTCTTACTCCTTGATACTTTTGTTTTCAATTACCACATACTCTTCGAACTTATAGGAAATGAAATGATCATTTTCTGTAATCTCCTCACACCCCTCAATCTGCTCAATATACTCATCATATGACAGTTCAGCACATTCCCCATTATACAACTCAATCGACAAGTACTTTGACATTTACATTCTCCTGTTGAAAGATTTCATTATCCCACAAAGTCACAAACAGACAACAGTACCAGACTGGATTGTAAGCATATTCCAAAATCAGTTGCCAAATCCAAAATTCGATGTATAATAGGGGCATGCGTTCGAACAGGCAGACTGGGGATGGACGGCAAGAGCGGACAACAGCAATTTACAGCAAACTTCAGGATCTTCCCACTACCCATTCTACACCATTCCAAACAGAAGTCAACAGTACCCAACTGAAATGTAAGCTTATTTGTGAGCTGTTGACTTGTGAGCTTTGTTCTGGTATAATCGCGATGTCGAAAACTTTACATGAGGAAAACACGCATGGCTATTATGTGCTAACTTTCACTCTGGAAACAAAAGTGCTACCTGGTTGGCAGGATAGTGCTATGGGCAATTGTAGCTACCCAAGTAGCTATTTTGGCTGATAGCACAGAATCGCTAGCAGGTTGGGCAGAAAGTGCTATGCGCCAAAATCGCCACCGAGTAGCACATTTTAGCCATAGACCGAGTAGCACTTTCGTGGCACTTTGATCCAAAAAGTAGCACTTTCTAGCCAGTAGCACTTTAGTGCCATTGACACTTTTTAGCCATGGGCTATTCTGAGCTAGTGGCTATTTTGGCTGTAATCCTGGGCACTTTTGGGCTATGGCTATTTTGTGCTAGTGCGTAGAATGTGCTGCCCAATTACTGGAAACAAAAGTGTTAAGTGTGCAGTTGGGCAGTAGCACAAATTGCCCAGTTGACTTAGTGCGATGTTCTGCTGTACGAAATACTGTGACTGCTTAGTGTTGTGCTGCACAAATGGAGTGGGTGCTTAAGGCCACCTCTGCCTATACCTGCACACGGTTATATACGGCTGCTTGTGCTACTTTCCTACCTGTTGCCTTATATTGCTGTATAGTGTGCATATAAGTTTAAGACGGGGGTGTATAATGTGCATCTATATCTTCATTACCATTTTCCCCGCGTAATATTGTGCATACTAGTTTAAGACGGGGTATATTATTCTGCATAATGGTATACGCTTCTCTCCCACAGAATATACGTAAATTCTATATACAAGGATTAACATACTTGTACTAGGATTAATTAAATGATAAACGTATACTTACGGGATAGAACGCTTATAGCGCATGATAAAGGCGATAAACTTTTTACAACCGACCATGGACGCGGGTGGGAAAAGGTGTCTACTATCAAAGATTCCGCTAATTATGACACTGTAATTGAGCGGCTAGTCAAGCAATATAATGCTACTGAAGTAGTGAAGGAATGTACTACTAGAGCAAAGATTGGGTGGAAGTATATGACTGAATCTCAGCGTGCTAGGACTATTAAAGCTCTTAAAGCTGTCCATACTGGCAAGGATGTCTCTGAGCAATCTAAGGCTAAGATGGCTGCTGCTAAGCGTGGGAGGGAGTCTAATGCTAAGGGAAGTAAGAAGTCTGCTATGAGTAAGACTTTAGTTAGTATTGCTAGAATGGGCAATTCTACTGTTACTGGCCTTACATGGTGTCATTGTCCTAAGACTGGAAAAGAAGGACGAAAGCGCGAATTGCCAGTCGGATGGGCTTGGGGGAGAAGTCCAGAAGTTAAGGACTATTTGAGAAGATACTAGAGTCCAAAGTGCTTATTTGCTACAGCAACACCTTCGTCTACATCAGCATAATGAAGGACGATATTGCCATATTCACGAGCTAGTGCTTGAGCGAATTTCTCAGCAAATACATTCGGAATATACATCCTATGAATGTCTCCGTCTGGGTCATTGGCACTATCTGATTCAATGATTGCATTGACCATTAACGATCTGATTCGCTCATTCATACGTTACCCAATCCTACTCTGGAATACCCCGTCTTAGCGTGAATCTCTTTTCTATCAGGTCTTTCAGCGAATCTTCTCACACCGGCCATATATCCTGCAATATACGCTTCCCAGTGAAGAGTTTCCTTATCTGGTTCTCTCTCGAAATCCTTACGAATTCGCTCCATCATTTCAGGTGTCATTCTTTAACTCCGAAGTGTTTCTTAATCTCATCGCGATAGTCTAGCCAGCCCATATAGTAGTCTGGACTTACATAATCAAGAGTTAGTTCAGCACATTGCTTGATGATTAATTCCGCGAACTTTTCCAAATACCAAGAAGGAACGTCCACATAATGCTTGGTGTTTCCGATAATAGTAGCCCGTTCGGCAAGTTCTCGAATTCGTTCATTCATCATTTTCTCCCGTTACTCGGAGTCCAATTACGCATACGAATATAGTATTCATCCATCTTTCTCTTCTCCTCTTCAGGTGTCAAGTCCCTTAACCCACGCCCGCGTACACGAGTAAAACTGGATGAATTACCATTTCGCCTGAAATCACTATATGCTGCACGAAAACTCATCACTCAACTCCGAAATGTTGTTTGATCATGTTATTAGCATCAATAACCGCATCGTGGTAACCGAATTCATAGTCGTTCCACTCGCTATCGTCTTCACACAATGATTCCTTTTGTGCTTCTACGATACTGGCGCATTCCATAACAATCAACTCGGCGAACTTGTCTAATTGTTCTTGCGTAATAGCATATCGACCATCTAAAAATGAATCATTGGGATTATGAATTTTTGTATAGCCTCCAGCCTGCCACAAAAGTTCGTCAATTCGCTCGTTCATCATTTTCTTTGTTCCTGCAATCTTAGATACCACCCGATTAGGTAACAAATGCCAAGAGCCGGCAGCAACATCGGCCAGTCATACCACTTCTCCTTGCGGAACTTCTCGCCCATAAGGTGTAGAAACCACCAAACACTTATTGCAGTGTAGAGTAAGATACCGAATATCCAGATCATTTTGTGTCCCTGAAATGCTTCTCAACCTGCTTGCAGGCAACATACAACACGTCTTCCGGATCTGGTCCTTCCAATTCAGCCATATCTGCATTAGCCACGATATCCAAGCATTCGCCGATAATCAATTCTGCAAACTTTTCAAGCGATTGCAGCCTCTCATGCTGTTCACCAGGTGGTTGCCATTTGTGAATAAAGCCGTTTTGCTCGGCAATTTCAACAATTCGTTTGTTCATCACTTGACTCCCAGCACACTACGGATTTCCTCAGCCTTCCACTCAGACCCTTGCTTGAACACATTGCTGAACCAGTAACAAAGCCGCTCAGGCGTCATTCGGTCCAACTCATCCTTGAAAATCAACACCTGAGTGCGCGACAGATCGCCATACCAACTGATACACAGATCACCATGTTGACTGATCGTATAACAATGCTTGCTACTCATACATTCATCCCCGCTGCTCTCACAATAGCCATACGCGTTGCTGATTGTGGATCACCCATATGCGTCAGATCATTGTAATACTCAATACAGTATGCAATCACCGAATTTGGCTTAACATAGCTCGCATATACCGCTTCACCCTCATCATCGGCGTGATACACTTCCATTTTCAGTGCAACAGCAAGCTGGAACGCATCCGCATCGCTTGTTATTGGATTCCACCAACATAACCGCTTACAATCCCACAGACGTCCATCATCAGCCTTTGAGTGTTCGCCACCTGGATGCTCAAGTCCAATTGCTTTTGCAGCCTTCAATATTAGCTCTTTGTACATCACTTAATTCCGAAATGGTTTAAAATCGTGAAATTGTAACTTTCCCCATCAATATGACAAGGATTGTTCTCTTCACTATCAATTCGAGCACATTCCCGAACGATTAGTTCGGCGAACTTTGCCTTAAAGATTGTAGCTTTGTTGGGGTTATCTGGATTAGCCCAGTCCCACGTTGCGTCGACATACTCCCAAGCTCGTTTTTCGAGTTCGTCGATTAGCTGTTCGTTCATCTCTGCTCTCCATTTGGTCATGCATTGATTATACAATAGACCAAACAGATGAGCAATGTGGCTATTATGGGGCGGTCCACTTCCCTAGCGGACATTTCGCGTTGCTCAGTGCCGCCTTTGCATGAACAATGCATCCACATGCCTTGCACATCTGGATTATCTTAATTAACTGATCGCAGCTCTTACACTGATCAATTCGTTGTTGGTACTGTGTTCGATTGTCCACTCAACACCTCATTAACAATTGCAATAATTGCTTGCTTTTGCATTTCTGCTTGCGCTAGCAGCTGCTCTTCTGACGTAGCAATTGTGAAATCTATCGACTGATCCGTTTGCTGGACAACTACAGGCGTAATTGTTCCAGTTGTGCCGACCTGAACATCTGCCACTTCCATCATCGACTCTCTCCACTGAGGAATCGGCGCATACTGATTAATTACATTTTCCAATGGCTCACCAACATATGGCATCCTTGTACCAATTGTATATTCCTGATATCCATCTGCAGTATACTTGACCAACATCGCATTTGCTGCCTTGTTGACGTCCAAAATTTGATAATTGAATTCTATCATTTTAATTTATCGCTCCATATCTTGAACCATATGCACCCCATGTGATGTACGCATTTCCATCGATCGCCGCACCACCTGCTCTACCGTATCCAGCATACCGTGAATCTGTATCAGAATATGCTCCAGTAGTACCTAGTGTACCGTTGTTGCCAGATGCACCCAAACTACCACCAGCACCACCCTCAGCACCCGTCAATACTGAACTATTACAATCGCTCGTTACGCTAGGAGCAACCGATCCAGCAGGACCAGCCGTCGTCATCCCAGCTGTCGGCGCATCATATGATGCCGTCTTTTGCCCAGCTCCAGTACAGTTACCGGTTGCTGAGCCCGCAGTCTGACCATATTGCCACACGTTGAACCCACCACCAGCACCATTTCCTGCACCACCACCTCCAGGACCACCACAGGAATATGCCATCGTCGGAGGATATGCGCACGATTGTGGAGGTGTGAACAGATAGCGCGCACCACCAGATCCCCCGCCACCGCCACCACCGCCAATAATCGAATTATTATACACTGTACAGTATGTGCTTACATACATCGCTGGACCACCAGCAGTTGCTAACGTAACATACTGTACCGCAGTACATACACCAGCACCAACGAATGCGCGACTACCATCTCCTCTTCCGCCTCTACCAACAATGTTTCCGTTGTTAATAATCGTCAGCCCACCAGGAAACGAGCCAGTAACATACAAACCATACGTTCCTGTGCTGGATGCATATATCGATGCATTATTTGTCACTTCAACAGCAACCGATTGGTCCCACCCTTGCGAAACCAACCAAGGGCGCAAATCAAGATCTGTCATATTGCTATTGATTGCAATAGCAAACTTGTTTGCCTTCCCATATCCATCAGACATACTGATGGCGCCAGATGGCTTTTGGAATAGCGTACGAACAATGCTACTATTCATGTCAATAGCTGCAGTCGATGAGCGCGCAAGCTCTGTATTAACTTGCGAAAGAGATATCGGTCCGGATGCTTGTAATGTCATGTGACTATTTATTGAGTGTCGCTATGATCAACTCCCAAAGCAATCTTCAGTGCTTGGATATGAACAGGCACTGGATTTCCAGTCTTCTCTGCTAGCTTTTCGTACTCTTCAATTACAACAGCCGCCACCTCTTGCCAAGACTTTGCGATATTCGCTTCGATAATGTATAAGTCTTTTAAGCTCTTGATTGTTTCTTGCTCGTTCATTGCTCAATCCCGAAGTGCTTTTTCATTTTGTGTTGTATTACATCGCAGGCAGCTTGACCTTCAGCATAGATGTTTTTCATACCAAAGTCCGTTTCCTCCATACGATACCGTTCATATTGAAACGACAGGTCTTCGCACAATGACGCACATTCTTTGATGATCAGCTCCGTAAACTTCTCCACATACTCTGGTGGCCAGTAGTAATTACCAGCGATGAACTCACTGGTGCTCGTAGCATCTATCATAATGTCATGTAGTCGCTTGTTCATCAGAATCCTCTTTGACCTTCGTCATCATTCTCTAGATGGTGGAATTCAATCAGCATTTCCTCGAAATCATCAAGCAAATCGCGATCACCATAGTCATCATAATCAGCTAGGTTCACTTGCTTGTTCATGTGCTGCATCCGCTCCAGGATCAGCGTTCTTAGTGTATGTGTAGAGTTTGACATAGTACTTAAATTCCTTTGGTTGTTGTTCTGGGTCTGGCAAATCATCACCGTAGTGCGCTACTAGCTCATTCCATAGATTGTTTAATGATTCAATATCCATGGACGTTAGCTCCTCGTATCAGCAATTCAGCAGCCTCGCGCATATAACGCTTCTGCGGCGTGTCATCCAATCCCTGATCGTTGATCGCTCCATAATACGCTAGCTTTTCTGCCAAGTCAATAGCATACTGGCGCGACCTGTCTGTAGTAGATTTCGTGGGTTCGTTCATCCAAGTATTAAATGTGTCACACTCAAATCGTGGACAATCGCCGCCACAGTGGATACATTCGCCCTTTGGCTGCTCTGGTTGTGCTGCATTGAATCCATCTTGGTAGCCAGCTTCATAGCCGACTGAGTATTCTTCTGTCGCCATACTCAATTCCCAGCATAGACGGAGATGTACTTCTCACCAACTGTCCAATCACACAACTCACCACAATCTTCCGTCCCGTCAATTGTCCCTAGCGACGGACTACCAAGATAGCCAGTGGATCCTGATGCTCCATGACAATAGAATACTTCCAAGTCACCATGACCAGCATATTGCAGCTCTTGCAATCGTGTAATAAATTCGTTTAGTTTCATTCCTCAACTCCGAAATGTTCCATTATGTTGTTCATAATAGTCCTGTATGGCTCATGCGCAATCATCTTTGGACTGGGATCGCTGTTGAGAACAACATCAATACATTCCTGAATCACTTGTTCAGCAATGCTATAGTGCTCATCCTCGGGAATGATGCCCATACTCACAATCATCTCTCGCAATTTAGGATTTGGTGTCATTATCCAATCCTTTCGGCAGTATGAGTAATGCCATTTGGTGAACGGTGTTCGCGAATATGATACCAATGGCCGTCAACTTTTTCTATCCATTTCATCATACACGGACATTCTGGCTCTCCATTTCGTGGTCCCATGCAACCACAAGCGTTGGAAATAGGAGCAGGTTTACTCAGCCATTGGCGAATAGCAATTTGTTCGTTAGTCATTCCGTCACTCCAAAGTGTTCTTTGATATCAGCGATGATCGAGTCTGTGATGGTAACCTCTTGTTCACATCTGCAGCCACACTTACACGGCTCCACAATCTCAATACATTCCTGAATGATTAACTGTGCGAACTTTTCGTGATCGAAGTTCGTCTCTGCATGATCGACGTGGAAGGTATATGATACGCACTGCTTTGCAAGATTGTATATGCGCTCATTCATCTACAGGCTCCGTAACCAAGCTGATCACTTCATCAGCACCGATGATTCTGTACGTCAGTGCCATATTGGCATACTCGCCAGCAATCTTGCCAGCCCATTGGTCTGCGTTCATGTTGAGACTGTTGTCGTCCGGAACAGTAACACGAATCTTAACAGTGATGTCGAATTGTTTCATTTCATTCCCCAGTTCTTATACCATGTGACCAACCAGATGATACCGAGCAGCTACCACATAGCAGGAGCCATCGCACCATCAAATAATGCAATACATCCTATCAGCAACACGATCAAGCCAGCAACTGCTGTACCGAAACTTCCCATACGATACTCCTGTTGTCTATGTGTATATTATAACACAAACAGGACTTTTGGCAACTAGGTCTAAAGTGTTGTTATTTTTGTAGTATATGATACTACTTTTCGCAGCGTCTTGTTGTAGCGAAATAACCATACAAAGTTGCGGATTCGTAGTATAAATCCGAAATTGTACTTATCCGATAGCGGATAGAAGTTCAATCCTTGATTGATATACTCACCTTCTTTTCTAATGTGTATCATTTGCGATTCCTTGCACCATCGATATTGAATTCATACAACAATTCGTGTGCGAGTAGCACACCTTCGTCCGAATCGCTCCTATGGCATATGTCAGCACACTCACTAACAATCATGTATTCAAACTTCGTCAGGATATTCAACAACGCAGCATCAACATCCAGCCCATACACATCGTTGCGGATGAAATGTTGGATTTCATCTCTTGCAACTGTTTGTGAGAAGTCGACTCTTGCGATATCGTGTCTTGTGATATTCATATCTGTTTGCCTGTGTGCTTCGTCTAATGCTGATTTGACTTTATCGTTCATTTCACTTCTTTCGGCGTTGGTAGTTCTGGAATCCTCATCCAATGTGTGTATGGAGCTTCCTCAGAAGGTCCAGGTCCTAACTTCGGACCACCAACAATGATGTAGTGTTCATAGAAGTCATTGTGATTATACCACATTCCTTCGAAAATCCAATCGAAGTCGACGCATTCATCATAGTGAATTCCTCTTGGTGGAGTATAAACTAACACCAATTCCTCTTCAGGCGGTAATTCCCTCTCTACTGAGATCCATGGATTAGTATGCATATCTTGTATGGTATCTGTGTTTGTAATACAATTTGCGAATGTGTAGGAGTACTCGCTTCCACAACGGCTGCGGAATGATCTCACACCATAAGTCGACATATGATTCGCAATGACAATACTTGTCCAGCGCACCATAGTAGCACGAAGGACAAGTATCGTTCATGTGCTGGTAGTCTGTATCATCATGCGTGACGAATTCGGCAATCTTTCCGTCATAGATGCATGTTCCAGACCAATGGACATCATAATGCATCGTGATGTAATGGAACACCACATCATCGTAGTTGACTTTAATCATTTTAAAATGTCAGCTCCCATTCTAACAATATCAAACTCGCTGCTCGTGCATGAGCTCCCGTCCATAAACCAACACTTATCCCAGTTTGGCGTATGGAACGTCTCGCTCTCCAGCAGGTCATCTGAATCGGGACGATGCATGACGTTCACTACCGTCCCGTTGCGCAGCTGCACAGGATAACCATCGTTGCGATAGTCCTGCCTCATACACCTCATCTTCATCGCGTGTGTGAATGAGTTCAGCATGTCTCGGCTAACGAACATAGCAGAATTAATCATGTGCTCCACCTATAGTGACACATTGGGCATGTGTGTTGATTCTGTCTTCTAACCATATCATTGTGTGCGTTTACATCTTTCCCTTGCATCTCGACGATTCTATGATATCCAGCATTCTGGATCTTCACAAGGATTGGATACCACAAGTGGTCTTCGTACTTCTGAGGAAACCCTCTTATAATTGGTGATGTCATTTGTCGATACCAAAGTGTTTGATAACCAATGCTTGGTAGTTCTCCATAGAGTATGCCAGATCCATCGTATCCAGGTTATTGTACTCAGTTGGATCGAATGATGCAAATCGTTCTTCCTCATCAACAGCAAGCATGATGCACTCGCGAACGATCAGCTCAGCAAACTTTTCCATATACCGTTTCTGATAGTTCTCAAACAACATGCTAGAGTTATCCGAGCGAGCATATAGATCGGCCTGGTCAGATAGTTCTTGGACTCGTGGAGTCATAGTGGTGCATCCTCAAAGTTATCAGGATTGAATTTAGGAACCTTATTCCCCTTGTCCTTTGGATTGGGGAACGGAGGGAATGGCCAATTACTCATCTTCCCACTCGACAAAGAACCAATCATCATGATGTGCATTCAATTCTGCTGCATACTCATCAGCATTATGTTTGTAATCGAATTTCTGCCACACTTCAACCAACGAAGCATCGCTCTTGCTATATCGCTTTACGACGTACATTATTTCTTCTCCAGCGCAATAGCTTGCTCAATTACAGCAGCCAGTTGCTCGCCGAGAATTGTATGTCGCTCTTGTGGACTGAATAGTGCGACGGAGTCTTGTAGGTCTTCTATGCTGAAGTCAATTGTCAGTCGCAACATTGGCATGAATGTCTCATCGTCGATGGCTCTGCTTGTGCTTACTAGATTCATAGTTTGTTCCTCACTACTTGACGTTGTTGCTCATACTGACGAGGAAGATACTGCGCATCAATCGTTTGACGGGCAAGCGGCTCAATATCAATACACTTCCAAGGGATATCAGTATCACGCGACTCCATTTGGCTGAATGCTTGTTTGTGCGTATACCGGCCAGCCTCAGAGATATTTGTCGTATACCCTCTGCTGTCCTTGCCCCACCACACAACACAGTTGCCGACATATGAGCGAGTGTCTTGAATGAAATACATTCCATCGTCGACTGGTCCTGCCGTCAGGTTGGTCAGATCGACCACTGCAGCGAGCATCCAATCACCAACAGCTTTCAGCTCACGATCATCGCTATCGCGCAAGATCATCGCCATCTGGCGACCGAACTCTTTCATCTCATCATCGATAATCAAATTCATTATGCATTCTTTCTACGTAGTGCGCCTGCGACGTGCAAGCACAGATCTTTCTCTCTCCATCCACCTTCTGGGGCTTGGTCATGGATGATTGCGCGAAGCTCACGGTCTGTTAGGTCGACCCATGTTCGGGCTACTGGTTTCACTTCGGACAGCAAACGAGCGTTCTGTATGCCATCCGCATCGACCACACGAACGAATACACGATGGAGATTCTTTGCACCATCGAGGTCGCCCCAAACATAGTACCCAACGACCTTGTGCTCGACCCACTTATCCAGGCTGTTGAGGTGGATCAATACCTTAGAACCGACTGGTGGCAGCAAGTCACCTTCAATTGGTTGCAAATTCATTGTGGTTCCTTCATTCCCATAACAATCAAGTAGTCGCGTGCTCGATCGAGTTGTTGTTGCCATGCAGCCGTACTCTGCCACGATGATATGAATGCACTATCAAGTGCATCGACCAAGCCGAGCAAGTGGTTCGCTGCGTCAGGTGCAGGCGAGTAGATATACGTCTTCTGTGGCATATAGTATGCTGTTTCGAGGATCTTGCGAACGTCGTCGGGAAGTGTAAATCCTTCCAACACAATCGCCACTGCTTCACGTAGCGTACTCATAGCGTGCCATCCATCAAGTCAGCACGAGCCATTGCTTGGTCACATTCGAAGCGTGCTTCGGCAATCATCTCACGAGTGGCGAGATAGTTTGTTTCTTCCATGATCTGTTCGTCGGTGAAATCGCGATAGACACCATCTCTGACAATTTGATGTAGTGTTGTGCCTGGCTTGTGCTTGGGCCACATACGGAACTGTAGAAACCTAGAGATTGCTGCGTGCTTCTTCTCGCGGAATTGTTCGAACGCAAGATCGCTGGTGTTGCACTCATCGGTCCATAGCACAGCATCAATTGCGTCGCTCATAATTAGATCAGCAAACTGTTGAATCTGTTTACCTGCTAGCATAGGAATCAATTGTTCGCCATCTTCTCCGCGACCGATTCCACCGACCCGCTCAGCAAATTGTTTAATCTTTGGATGGATCATATTCTTTCTCCGAGTCCCATAACCCATTCTTATAGGTTGTTTCGATAATCTTGTCGCCCAGTGCACATTTGATCATGGGATCATTCCAAAACTCTTCATCGACGGCAGCATTCCTGAAGAGATTGACCTTACTGAGGAAGTATGTCAGCTGTTCTAGCGTTTCGAACTTTGTAATGTCGATCGGCTTTCTGCGCGACACCTTAACTTCAGGCTTATTGAATGGCCACATCACTCAATCCCTAGTCGTTGACGCAGCTTGCGTGCAAAGTGTCCCTTGAGGATTAGGTCGTCCATCAGGAATACAACCAAGATGGCGAGAAGGCATCCTATGACGCCAAATAGAAAAGGAATAACGGTATGCATTACTCTACTCCGAAGTGTTGTTTAATTTGTTCCACAGGGAACACTGGTAAGATGCTATTATCATGGAGAAATGCATTTCTGCCAACACGGATGCATTCTTGGACTATCAATTTGCTGTATCGCATGATTGCTTCCTTATCATACTCATCAAATTGATCCCAGCAGCCAGATGCCGTCAGTCCGGCATTGTACATCAAATCGTCGAAGTGTTTACTCATTCTATTCGTACCAAGTGGTCAACGGGAATAGTGAAGAATGGATAATCACCATCCTCCTTCAGAGATACAGAGACGTGCTCTATACCAGTGAAGTGCGTATCGTCACGCGCGAGGCCATAATCGTGGCCACGAGCCTCATATACAATCGTTCCAGCGTCGTGGCCGAATCGTTTGTTTAGTGTTTGATATTTGGCTAATTTCATTACCATACCTCATCATCATAAAGTTCGGCTGCCTTCTCGTTTGCAAGAATCATGCAAGCCTTGTCCATACACTTCCAGAACACTGGTGCATCTTGCAAACACATCCAGATAATTTGGTCGATATGCTTAGTTGGAATCACATCAACTTGGCGGAAGCTCTTGTGGAATTGGTATCCAATCAGTTCACTGGGTCTTTCGCTATTGAAATCCTCAATCCCCCACATCGCATCTTTGAGCGTCGCCTTTACGTCTTTCTCATACACTTCAAACAAGCTCCAGAGAATGCGATCGCACTGACTAGCAGTATTTGTGTGTATGCTATTCATTTTCCGATCCATCAATGCCCAGAACAGGCTGACAAATTGATCACCAGTTAGATAAATTTTCATGTTGCTTCTTTCCAAGCCTCAACGGCTTCTTTCACCCACGCTGGGCTCGCGTGACCTTTTGTGATGATCATACTGCACTTCATTAGTGTATTGAAATCCTCACTACGGTTGTGGTAGTATGCCAGGTATGTGATGATCTTACACATTGCTTCTTCCTTTGACCACATAGCAGGGCGCTCAGCAGGAAGCTCAGCCTTCTTCTGCTGCCAATACTCAATCAGTTCCTTTTCCGTCATCGATAATCCTACAGTATGCTTGATATGCTTCCTCTGTTACGCCTAGTGCATCCAACCATTCGCCGAAATAGATGTCCAGGATGGTTGACTTTGGATGTGTTCCTCGGTGGTATGTGATGTAATCTTTACGGTTCTGTACCTTATCAGCAATCAACATATCATTGACATCTTTCAATGGGCTCAGACGGATGTCGCCGCCGTCCCAAACATCTTCGCTGAGATACTCATTTGCTACACTACGGTACTCCATTGCCAGCATAATGACGCGCGGATAGCACATATTGGTGACGATGTCGTGGAAGAACATTAGATCAGTATCATTTTGTACCAGTGGATGGATGCAAAACGCTAGCTTAGCCTCATTAGTCGCACCGATGTGCTCGAGTACAGCTAGTCCTTCATTGATATGATTGATCAACGGTACTTGGCTTCGCTCAGCACGGCGCTTACCATAGTGAGCAGCAACTAAGCTATATTCGACTGATTGTTTGACGTTCATAAAATCTTCCACCATGGTTTGCTTGGTGCTGGAGGAATGCGATCGATCTCTTCGAACCAACGCGCTTCCTCACCACAACGTTTTTTATCATTTCTATTGCTAGAGGCAAACGCAGCATATACGTCACCATATACTGGATCGACACCATTATTGGGATGCTTGCAGAACGATAGTATTCCGTCCCTAAAGTACTTGCAATCGACGCATACTTTCATTTTCTACCCCAAATGTGATTACAGTCTGGACATTGCCATTGGCGCGTGCGGTCGGCTTCCATATCGTAGATACCGATCTGTCTACCCCATTGGCCTTTCTCTCGCGTAGCCCCATACATCTCTGCGATACGGTCGGCCTCACTCTCACTTCCTGTCTCTTTGAAGAAGTGTTCCCAAATAGACCCACCATCGAAGTCTACACCACAATTAGGGCAATGTCCATGTTCGCTCATATTCAACCCAAGTCATTGATTCCATATCCACCGAGCGACAACACACGGAGGAGAACTTCCAAAAACGCAATCACTATACCGAGAACGGCAAATGATAGCACAACAATGCAAAATGCTGGTGGCCAGGTCACTAGCGATTGTGCTTCTCTATCATATACGAGACTTGCCCAGCAACAGCCAGCAACGTATGCTAAAATCCAAGGTAACCAATCCATAACAATACTCCTAGTAACTCATCGTACCAACACGGTCGCCGGATGTCTTGCCGCGCAGCTTAGCAGACAAGATCCAAATGTCCTTCTTCTTATACCGCTTTGCTTTGATGTCTCCATCTGTAACAAACTGATTATGTTCCCACTCATGGTACTTCTTATAGCAAGCGCGTGTATGCTCTTCTTCGTCACTCGACATTTTGAACGTCTTCGGGTCGGCGCCGTCGTGCAACGCCTGCTCAAGACGGACCATCTCCAACATATGGGCTTCTGTCATCTTAACGAGGCGAGTGGGGACCAATTCGGACTCGATGTCCATATAGTCGCCGACGTATCCATTCCACAACTTAATGTCTGGATTGCCTTCAATTGCAGTCAGCAACTCAATCAGTTTTGATTTTCTCATTATCCGTACCAGTTATGTTCTTTGACTGTGTCTTCCGACTTTGCCCCACAGATCATGCACTCATTCCAGTATGTTGTGTGTGCATGATCATAATAGCTACCGCTGAAGTAACGAGACTTTTCTTCTACACGTTCGTGGGTGCACGACTTTAACAAGAAGGCTAGTTCGCTCTTATGTTTATCAATCAGCTTGCGCTTACGTTCTATTGTCTGTTCGAACGTCAAGGTTGATTTCGCCATACAGCTTTCTCCGTTAACTGCTCGAGCGTCACATCTTCATCGGTCATTGCAGCTCCAAGCATCACTTGCAGTGCTGTTACGGCGAACCCACTAGCAGCACCCCAGAAGATTGCCTTATCGAGCACTTCCAAGATCTGCAATGCAGTAGGAGTGTCGTCCCACTTCTTGACCAGTTCAACCAAAGCAGGGTCGAGTTGACCTTCGGGTGCATCGATGAACAGCTTTCTCAATTCAACTAGATTTTCATTTGCCATTTCTACTTTCCTTGGCCAGCTGAGCAAAAAGCGCATGCCAGCGTGCTTGAGTTTCTTTATAACCTGGATGATCATATGATCCTTCACTATACCCCTTATCTGACATCATGGCACCAGCTTGGAGTATCACTTCCTTATCAATTTCGCGTGCTATTTCATCACCAGCACGCGATAACGCTTCTTCCTCATTGTATGGAGGATCGTTAGAGTGGTCTTTTCCGCATCTCTTGCACGTCATACATGCTCCACAGGAGACATTTGATTGTTTGGATCGATGACATAGTGTGTATCTTTGTCGATGATGTAGATCTTCAGTGCAAACTTACCATCACCATACTGCTGGTATCCAACCACAGTACCGAGTTGCGGAGGCTTTGCGAACTCTCTTTCAAATTCATCAGTTCCAGCTGGCCACATCACCACGACATTGTCATTGATCTTGAATCGTTGCATCAGTGCACGATTGGCTTTAAAATATTGGTCAGACATTTGGTACTCCTACGACTTTACAATGGACATTGCGAGGCAACGCACGCTCACAATCATCAATCGCCTTGCGATATCTTGCTGCATCTGAAAATGGCAACGACGAAATGATTATAACGATCAACCCACCGACAGCGAGCCCAGAGAAGAAGTCTTTCATGTTCGGTTCCAAAGTGTTCCTTTAATATCATGTGCATCCATTAAGAACTCGATGATGCAGATTGCAGTCCTTCGATCGATGTCGATGCTCGTTTCATTATCGCTGTGCCAATGGTCAGTCGAATGCTCAACATACTCCAGACACACATCCTTTACAGAGATGTTTTCATAGTTGGTATATGTGAGCTTGCAACTGGATGTCAAATCAAGAGTTTTGGTTTCCATTTTTAAGCTCGTCCAGGCGTTTCTCTAGCTGCGCAATTTCTTCAGCTGTTTCAGCCATTGCTTTAGCACGCTTGAGTTCCTTCTCCTTGTTGACGAAGAAGTCGATCATCGTCTGCTCTGTCATCATCAATTGACGTATCGGAATGTGAATTCGCTTGCATCGATTCGATTCGTGAAAACTCGTTTCCTCACCGCTAATGTTAGACGATCCCCAGCTCTCACTGAAATTGTCATCATCTACATCATAGTATGTTGGTGTGGTCACAGAGTAGTTGTGCTTCCACAATACGTCAACGCAAACCATGCCTTCGATCTTTGATGGGATGTGGACAACCGCGAACGAATCGTCCGGCATCCACACATCACCCCACCCGTTGGTGTGTTTGCGGAACAACTTCAAATATGTCGTTACGATCGCAGCTAGATCATATGACATATTCGCAGCGCGAATGAAATCGCTTTCGTCGCGGAGTAACATTACTGGAACACCGTCTTAGCAATTGTGGAAGCCAACTTGCCGTCATATTGACCAGCATAGTTTTCCTTCAAGTGCTTCATGAAGGTTGGCATGTCTGGTTGTGTCTTAGCAACAGCAAACAGAGTCGACTCGGTCAATTGCTGTGGCAGGTATCGTTCCAGAATTGAACGCTCATAAGAGAATTCAGTAAACAACTGACCACGTGCCTGCAATGCAGTGATGGTCTCATCGATGTTCTTGATGAACTTCTTAACGACAGCAACCACTTCTTGGTCAGAGGTTTCACGGCCAGCGTTCTTGCCAACCATAGCAGCCTCACCAAGCAAAGTCGTTAGCAAGCTGGCTTCGCGTTCTTGAAGTGCACCCAACTTACGGGCGGCGATTTGATGTGCTTTAATTTGTTCCATTAATGTCATTTTTAACTCCAAAATATTCCATTGCGGTAAACTTGCCTGCTCGGATGATGCCTTTGGCATCATGGAATTGTCCATCGCCGATGACAACATCAAACGATGCCTTGAGTATCGACTCAGCAAACTTCTCGATCGTTTCACCAGTCATTACAAGTTCGGTGCGATAGTCTCCATGCCCATAGCACATACTACGCTCTGTGGCGCCAGCTTCGAGTGCTAGTTGTTCAATTTGCTTGTTCATTGCACACGTCTCCACACTTCACGGATCACTTCCATAGAGATTGCATCGGGATGTTCATTGCTCACATCGACGCCTTCCACCAGTTCAGGTTCCCAGCTGATATTCCACAACTGAAAATGGTTGCGAATCTGTCGGCCAAGGCTGTGGTGGTATTGGTGCAGTCGATCTTCAGCAACTGCTGTGAACTCTTCTTCGATGTCGCGTGGAAGGTCTCGTAACCACCCCAACACAACATCTGCCATGCGGCTAACATCTTTTTGGCTCACGACATACTCCGATCTATTACTATGAATAGATTGTACATCCAAACCAAGATTACAGCAACTTATTTGGAATGCTTGAGGATTTCCAATACGGCGAATATCATTCGGTCATCGTTCGTTGCATCACGGACATATACTTCTGAGATCGATCCGTGGTAGTGGTCATCATCTTCTTTGATGACCCAGCCGGTGTCCGTGCAGCGCAGGTAAGTATCTCCACCAACCAACGATTTGAGGTACTTGATAGTAACTTCCTTCATCTGCTCGCTGGAAATGTTGATCTCTTTTGGTTCATACACCGTCAATCTCATTTCAACACCTCTACGTTGCGGATTCGCCATAGCTCCCAGTCTGGAGGACCTTCATGGCCAAGCTCTATCCACTCAGCAAGTTTCTTGGCCTTACCTTCTTCAAATGCCTTGGTGGCGCCTTCTTCTGTTCTGTGTAGTGACACGACAGAGTATCCAGACTCATAGATGCAATCTGTGTACTCTACAGCGTATAGGATCTGTTCTTTTGGAGTGTCGTAGTATTCATCGAGGATCAAACCAATGTCATGTGCGTAGATATCAGCAACAGGTTCTGCTACGCCAGCCATTTCGAGACGATTTTTGAGGAATCGCAACATCTTTTCTGGTGTGCGTGCAACTGGATCGTTACAACCACAGTCACATCCTTCTCTAACTCTTGCCATCTTCAACTCCAAAGTGTTCTTTAATTTTAGCCGCGAAGTAGTCGCGACGGTAACGGTCACCTTCCATAACAACTTCAACGCAACGCTCAACAATCAATTCAGCGAAACGTTGTTCAGATGGAGATAGCCGTGTACGGTCGAAGCCATTTTGTTGATCTGAAATCAGACCAGCCTTGATTGCTAGCCCAGTGATTGGATCTTTTTGTGATGTCAATATCATATTGATTGCGCGGATTGCTTTTTCAATCTCTGCTAGCGTTTCATCATCGCTACCATCACACGTTTCTGGATAGCTGTCTTGATACCATTCGAGTCCATTGCGTGTACGCTCTAACACATCGCGTGCCAACTCTAATGCTTTTTGTTCTTCGGTCATGTCTTACTCTATTGCTGCCAGAGCAGCCGTTAGTGTCTCGTCTGTATATCGGCCAGGTATCATTGCAATTGGCTTGTGACAATCCAAGCAGAGATTTCTTAGTTGAGCTTCACTCTTGAGGTATCTGTGAGATACGTGGCCGTTCTCGCAACCATACGTCGGTCTTGGCTCATACCATGCGTCTGGTAGGTCCATGAAGAACTCTTCCCCTGCGGCTTTGGCAGCTGCAATCTCTTTGTTCTGCAAAGCAGCCAGACGTTCATATGGCATCATATCAATACCCTTGAGTCGTATCTACTTCTTGGCGAATGATACCAAACTTTGCAGCTTCTTTCAGCACCCAAGGTTCATCCCAACCTTTGTTGATTTTGCGTTGGATCTCTTCACGCTGTGCTTCTTCGCTCATCCAACCATACCCTTTGCGTGGATAATCTCCAGCATTTCTCATAGCATCAAACCATGGCATTCATATCTCCTTATGGGTACAACACTGCAATCTTACCAGACTGCTGCGCTTTTAATTCTTCCCACTCATCTTCTTCCATATCAGCATCGTCAGCAGACCAGTCTGTGCTGAGTACCGTCTCTTGACACTCATCCCACAGCACATCGAAGTCGGCGCCACGCAATTGGCGATAACCATTACCTTCAGGGTCATCTTGAAGGACCAATTCAACGTCTGGTTTCTCCAACAGGAGCTTTGCTAATTCATGCGATCTCATCCACCTGTCCTCACTCTAAACAATGCCCAACGATTGTCTTTCAACCACTGATCACCATAACAATCAACATACACGTTAACAGCACAACCTCCAATTGGATCGTTGAATGCGTGTCTGACGTATTTGAGTGTCATGTATGATCTGATTGTCCTAAACATCGGTCTTCTTTCTTAATAGGTAATAGCGATACTCGCCCAATTCAATACAGCGCTTCCGAGCTTCATATGCTCGTTGGCGCTGTGCATCATTCCAATTCTTTTCGCCTATCTCATGTAGACGAACGAAGACAGACTTGAGATACTCTAGCTCAATTTCTGTTCCTCGCCACGTTTGTTCGGTATCAGCCATTCAACATCGTGCGGTACGTGTTGACAGCTTGCAACATTGCTTTTGCGACTGCTTCCATCTCCTTCATATTGCCGAAGGTAATGTGCGTGAATGGTGCAGGCTTGCCTTGCTCGTAATAGTTAATACAGCAACCCATGTCTTCTGCGACGACGCTGTAATGGTATGCATCATCTGCATAGACAGTAATCTCAGTGCTATTTGCGAATCCCATTTTCATTCTCCTTCAGACGGGCATGCGTGAATCTTGCCTTCTAGTATACCACCACTATATGCCAAACGCCAACCGAATTTGGTGTGTTTCCACATAAAGTCATAACAACCACATCCATGGCACCGAATTATCTTGCTCGGACCAGTGCGGTTGTATTGCGGTCCTTCACTGTAGCTGCCATAGTCATATTCCGACTCGTCAGCGAACCCGTCTCCATTGAGGCCACCGAAGAACATTACTCGTCGCCGTATTGTGACATGAATTCTTCAATCGCGAAGTCCCAGCCATCCCAATTATCAACGCCAGCATTGCGCAAGCAGTTCAACAAATGAGCGTCGCGCAGCAACTGGTCATATTCTTTTCTAGGAATTTCAATCTTTTCTTGCGTCATTTGTCACACACCTTTGCAATTTCATCAACGTTGAGTTTGGCAGCACCAGCAGCTTTAATTGCCTCGATGCGGCATTCTGATCTTGCTCGTTCTTCGAACATATGTCCGATCGATGCTGATCCCATGACAACAGCGGCCATGATGCAAATCCATTTGTATTCCATTATCGTACTGCTCCTGCGTATCGTGCGACCATGTACCAATCTGGCACACCTTCGCCTGCTTTTAGAGGTGGGTTAAACTTTTCGTTATATGCGTTTGCATACTCGATCGCCTCTTCAGCATTATCGAAGTATACACTTTCGTCAACCTTTTGGCCCCAACCACGCTCACTCTCAATGATGTCTACGCGATAGGTAGTTTTATGCTCAACTCTTGCCATTTTTAATCTTCCATTCTTGAAGTGATAATCTTACACCACCATTACAGTCCTGACAAATCCAATCATCCCAGAACTCTGCCTCTTCGTCATACTGCTCTTCGCTGATATCCCAACATAGAGACACACCACAACAATCGCAGATTGGCGTAAGTCCGCCATCCAGTGTTCCAGGATGGATATGGACACCCATTATGCAGGTTCCGGTAGGTAGAGCGGATACTCCCAGTAACCATTCTGATCGAGCACGCCATATCCACAAGTCGTTTGACCGCAGATGCCGGTTGAGTAGCATGGCTGCTCGCCTTCCAAATATCGCTCATAAGCAACAATTTGGTTGCGAAGGTTCTGGATGATGTTGTCGCGGAATTTGATTCCACCCTTCGCCATCTCGAGTCGATCTTCAGCTGAGTAGAGTGGGTTGTCCCAACATTCGAATGTCATTTGGATTTCCTCTTTACGTTGTCAAGTGCATCGAAGTAGCAAGCCAGTCCTTCAATCGTAGTAGTACCACAAACAGTAGCACCAGCTTCGTCATAGATGTAGAATGAATCGCCTATGGCTGAAATTGTATGGTCGTGTTCTTCAGCACGACTCTCAACTACCAGAAAGTTACGAACCAATACAGATTGTGTTGTCATATCATCTCCACACAGGCATTTCAGATTCATCAAATGCGCCACTTTGGCGATCTACGCAACCGGCCCAGCTATTAGCTGCAGCATGATTAATGCACAACTCAACATCAGCCAAGATCTTCTTGAGTTCGTCGATGTTGATTTGGATGAACTCCAACTTGGCATTGATGACAAACACTTCTGCCATTGAAGCATAGTCCTTATCGCTGCAGTAGGATTGATACAATCTTTCCTTGCCAGCAATCGTGTTCTTCAGATTGTCACGTAACGTATCTAAGTTCATTCTCGTCCCTCTCCGATGTGTTCACTCAATGCAATAGCCAAATGCCAGTATGCAGCAGTTGCGCCATTCTTGAAATAGAACTGCTCATTCAGCCGAGCGATTAGATCTTTCAACTCGTTCAACGCTTCAGCGGGCATACCTGGTGTGCCACCTACAACAACATCATTCATACTTTTGTCACCACAATTGTGAATGGAGCGTTGGTGCATACCATGTACCATCCTTGGACGATAATGGCAAGGAAGAACAACATCATCAGACGGCCCTTCCAAGTGTTAGGAACACCGCCGATGTTCCATGTCCCCATTATCAGTGGAGCACAGAAGAGCCATGTGATCGATACCCATAACAGTATGAAAACGCAAGCAAAGAATCCAATGAGTTCCATCACTTGACTCCGATCAGTTGTGGATGAAATTCCATGCGGAACCCTAGACGCTCAGGATATAGCTCATATTGAAGCTCGCGAACTTCGCGATGCATCTCTGCAGCATCGCGATGGTGCCATACTGTAGTGCTGACCAGTCGTTCGCCTGCCTTAGTGCGACGGTCTACTTTGTAGATGTACAAAGTGTAGGTATTTTTCTTTCCAACGAGATCCATAACTACTCCGAATGATTGTTTATGTCATTATTATAAGACAGTCCAACCAATCGTGCAACGTAGCACTTTATAGCGTAGTGTTGTTGATGGTCTCTTGTACATCTGTTGGGATGTCTGGTGTATCATCGAACACAACTTCCTCACAATCACTGAGATCCTTCTCCATAACATCACACAACGTGCGTGCTACTGTCTCCAGCATTGGCTTGTCTTTCAACAGCTGCTCATAATTCCATGAGAAGCGGACATTCGTCACACCTTGCTCTTCCATTCGACGTTGGATTGCTTCGATCCGTGCTCGTGTTTCTTCCGACAGGTTGGTATCAGACACCAACCGCTTGTCCAACATGCTTGTTATGTTTGTGTTCATTTCTTGCCCATTCAATTATTTCATCATAGTGATGCCAGTAGTAATCTTCGGAGTAGTGCTTAACCATGCTCTGAGGTACTGGAATCTGCGCTATGAGCTTCCTCTCTACAACCGATACAGGATCATTCCAATGGATCGTTTGCTTCCAGTTCCATCCACCCCATTGTGTCGGATCGTCGACCATTCTGCTAGAGGATCTGCACGACTTTATGTGCGTGCCATCATATTCGAAATACCAATTGCCGTTGATGACATATCCACGGATTCCGCTATCACTATATTTCAGGCGTGTGAGCCACAGAGCGCTGTCGCCTTCAAACAGGAAGACTGCGCCAGCGTCCTTTGTTCTCATGCTCGTGCAGCAGCTCGTGCTTCGTCTACGGCATTAGGAACAGCAAATACTGATGTGTCGTAGTTCTCCTCGACTAATGTATATGCTAGGTTCAAAGCCATACATGCCCCAGCCATTGCTGCAGCACGCTCAGGACCGGAGTACATACCACTGATAATATCAACCAAGTGCGTTTGATCTGTAGGAGTCACATACAAACCAGTGTATGGAATTGGATTATTTGTTCTCATTTTTATCAGCTCTCTTCTTAAATAATTCTGACATTACTTTCGACAGTATCATCTTATCTTCTTTAGTCCACATCGTCGTTGGCGTAAGACCCATAGAGGTCATTACACACGGACAATGGGGATCATTGCCAATAGGACCCATACACGCACATGGCGTTAGTTTATCGTTCATAGTGACTCAATGCCTCTAACAGTCCAGGATCTTCACCCCATTCAAGAATATTCTTCTTGATATCGCTCTTAGTCATCCACAACCAATCGCATGCGCTGATAACGCCACGATCATTCTCCCACACTTCAACACGTGCTGCAGGAGCTCCACGCGAGTGGCGAACAGGATTGAACTCCAAAAACTTAAAATGGGATATCATCTTTATATACCTCTGAAATGCTGATGCCATTATCCAGACAAAGCTGCTTGAGCTTTTCGTTCTTTGCTTCGAGATCTGTAATCTGGCTATGCAACTTCAATCGATAGTCCTTGCCGGGGTTGCCCTTTGCAAACAAACCGACCCAATACTGAGCTGCATCATCCATCTTCATCTTTTTGATGTAGAAGTGATCGACCGGTATTTGATCAACGGTATGTCTTAGATCATATGCACAACGTCGTGCAAGACGAACGAGCGTCTCATAATCACTAAGCAGGCCGTAGTATGCCTCTTTTGTTGGCGAGCCACGAAACCAATTACGGATAATATTCATTCATTTCTCTTATGACGTATTGCACTTGCGAATACCCGTTAGGTGGGCGGTATTGTGGGAACATAGCCTTCGCATCTAACCTCTTGCTGTGTGTTGTGTACTGTACTGGATACCTCTCAACAAACCACTTCGGCATATGATCTCGCTTAAAGTGGTCCCACCAAGTAGTTGGGTATGTCCATTCGTGATTATACACACCGAGGTCTTCAGCATAGATGTACGCAGTCACTCTTGCAAGAGCTTCACCGAACATCTGATCGGTATTGTATCGAATAGATTCTGGTGGAAGTTTGAATTCTACATTGTACTGTTGACGATTGACAGCTCGTGTTGTAAATGATCGTTCGAATGGCGTGTCTAAATCAAACTCGCTCGGGGGCGTTACTCTTCTCATTCTTCTATTCCTCTACCTACTTTGAATGCTGCTTCTAACCATATCAAGCCGTTTGCTATCTTTCCAGGTGTTGATTGGAAACCTTCTAGCGACTCATAAAAACGCTCAGCACGAGTGCCATAGTTTTCAATCTCATTAAGCCAGTCTTCGTATGTTTCATACTTTGGCTTCTCAGCCAGAGCACGATCAATCATCTCAATTCGCTCAGCGATCAATTCGATATCTTCTTCATACCGAGCATTATCGAACATGATCGCAAGCGACTCGCGTGCTTCAATCAATGCTTGGTCTTTTAAACTTATTTTAGCCATGGTGGTGTATCTGCAGCTGAAAATGGTTCGGCATACTTAATAGCAAACATTCCTTCTGGGTCGTCAGTCGGTGTG